TATCTTTTTTTATATTCAGGATTTATTTGGATGTTACCTTTATCATCAACAATGTACTCGCTTGGATAGCTAGAATATCCCCAGCTTTGGTGTTGGTTAAAGTTATCTAGAAATTCATATTGTTCATAAACTTTAACTTGATTACAATAATAACTAAAGGCTTTATCAAATGATTTACCTAAGAATTTTTTAATAACTCTTTCTGCTTTAACCCAAGGGTAATCACTTTTTTCACTTCTATAATGTGGATGGTCAAAACGTGGTAAATCCCACATATCACCATATTTTCTAGTAATATAAGCTTTTCTACCTTCTTTGAATGGAAGAGTTTCTAATATTTCAATATGTTGTTCCATGTAATACATTATTATAAATAGATAAAAAAAATGGTAGCTTACCTACCAGCACGAGTCTGAAACGCTCCGAGTGTCTACCCAGCCACACCGGTCTCCAACCAGTTGTCTATCAGGTACTTAATTGTGGCAATCGTGGGGGAACAGGCATCGAACCTGTATTTACACTTTGGACTGTCGTGCAATTATTACGCATTTCGTGGCACCATTCTGTCCTAGACTCGGCTTATCCATACGTTATAGTGTCTACCAATTCCACCATCTCCCCAAATGTAGTCTTTTCCTACAGTCAACGTTAACCTATTGCAGTCTAAACGTATGTGAGTTCCTCCGATTTGAAAGGTGTCGCTTAACTCATTCGTGCATATCCTTGTAGGATGAATAGGATTCGAACCTATAATGTGTTGCCCGTAAGACGCTTGGTTGCGGAGCAGTGCTATTTCACAACGCTTACTCTATTACTCTCTCAGGACTCGTGTATACCAATTCCACCACCACCCTATTTTGCTTTACATTGAGATTACATATAAAGTCTAGTTATTATCGGTTTTCTTTCTTTCAATAAACCTGCCACACTTCTGTTGTTTAAAAAAGTCAAACTACTTGGAGCCTCTGTTACCTAGCTTTTATTCCCAACGAAACTGGCGTTTAAGGATGTCCAGTTCAATACCCTACCCATTGTTATAAGTCTTGGGTTAAAGACCACTTGTACCTCTTACAATTGTGCTGCGAATAGGACTCGAACCTACATCCTGAAGTATTTCCCTCCCTGTTCTACCATTAAACTACCGCATCATTGTTGACTCGACTTTAGCCCAGTCTTTTATATAAGCATATAGGTTATATATCTTATATGGCTACCTAGAATTATGTCTAGCTCACATCTAGGGGACTCAACCTTTACACTTGAATCAGAGGTGGTTGGTACTATTCATTATGTGTTAGAGACAGTTGTTTTAAAAATATATCTTAATTTGAAATCTATTTACAACCCATTCCACCACATCACCATTTAATCTTTAAAAATACTACATCTGGTTAAGTGTTCGCCTCCACTGTTCACCAATTATTGAGTGCCTTACTGTAAAAGTAGGTGACCCATTTTACACCCCCGATATCGGTAAACGACCTCCTAATCAGGTTAATATAGTATAAAGTTTTAAAAAGAATCATTATGTTTAGGTTTTTGTTACTATTAATTAGAGTGTTGTTTTCAAAATATACCTTAATTTCAAACCTATTTACAACGATACTCCCCTTTCGGCATGTAACTCGCTCAACCATGCATAAGATTCTCTATATTTTAAAAACCATTAGTCTTGTGATGAATAAACTTCAATGTGCGGTGGGTAGCAAACTCGGCTTCTTTTCAGATAACTTATACTGTTTATATTGTCACTAACATGAATCACAACTTCATATATAATAAGTAGTTCTTGCATACTATTTGGTTGGTATGTAGGCTGAAAGCCAGCTTTAGCAACGCTCTTATTATTGTTAGCTCCAATCTAATGGTTAATATTTAAAAGGGGTTACTCAATGGAACACTATATATTTGTCATAGCTCTTATCACTGTATTAACTTCACCCCAATTTTATGTCAATGAACTAATTGTGCCCGTAGGAGGACTCGAACCTCCATGGTTTTGTTTTATATCATCACGTTAATGACTTTATTATAAACCGTATCCCACGTTCAAGGCTTGCAATCCCATCCTGTGTAGCTTTACCAATTTGCTTATACGGGCATTTATTTTGATGGTCTATTAGGATTCGAACCTAAGTAAATGCTACCATCAGAGCTTATCCCTACTCTCACATTTACTTTCTACTCTCCATTCCCAGTTGATAGTTCGTGCACAGACAAATCAACCTTCTGTAGATATACACCCATTATTTAATAGGTAGTTTATTTAAATATTCTATTAAACCACCAACGTTTTTAATTGCTTCAGCATCTTCATCAGAAATATTTACTTTAAGCTCCTTTTCTATACGCATTACTAATTCTATACCATCAATACTATCGAAACCTAAATCATTATAGAAATCGGCATTATCAACAATATCTTCTAATTCAAGGCCACTATAATCAAGTATAATACCCCTAACTTTTTTTCCTAATTCTTCTTTATTCATATTAAATTTACATTCTTCAATTAACTCATCACATATTTTTGTCGCTTTAAATTTTCAAAATATACCTTAATTTGAAATCTCTTTACAACTGCATTATGTTTGATTATAATGCAAAGATAATATAAAAAATTAACATATTCAAGTAAAACGGTAAATATTTTATCCGTGAATTAAAGTTTTTTTAGGCTCCGATTTAACTACTTTATTGTTATTATAAGAATTACCTTTAAATAACATACTACATAAGAAATTAAGTTCCCATGCTTGGAATAATGTTATTGTTTTAAGACCGAATAATGTTGGCATTAACCAATCCCATAATAACATAACCGGAATAGATGATAATGCAGCTACTAATACTATAAGTATAATACCACCTAAAAACCCAGTTATACCGAGTATAATGTTTTCTTTCATTTGTTTTAATTTATTTTAAAATTTTAATTGCTTTTCTAATATTTTTAATTGTAATTGTTCTTTCTTTATTCCACTTGATAAACTTATCTTCTACCCATTGTTCGGTACCGCTTCTTTTATACCTAGTGTAAAATTTTTTACGGTCATCTAATAATTTATTTAAATGTTCCTCTAATATTTGTATAGCTGTCATATTACGTTATTTATATAATCTATCTCTATTATATTTGACAATATCATTTATTGGTAAATAATTTTCTTTAATTAATTCTAAAGAATTTGGTTCGTCAATATATTGATTTACAATTTCAGCGAATTTAATATTTGATTCAGTAATTTCATCATATGTACCATCAATACATTCTAATATAGCTTCTTCATATTCACTAATAAACATATCAGTATGAAAACCATTTAACCCATATTTTTCAACAAATTGATGTGCGTAGCACCAAATACAGATACATATTTTTTCACGTAATAAATATACCAAATTTGAATCTACTATAAATCTATCAAAACCATATAATCCATCACCACAACCATGACCTAACATAATAATTCTATCATGTTCTTTGATTAGTTTCTTCAAACCAGAATTTGATGGATTCCAGTCAATGACTTCCCAACCCTTGTTAGCATATATAGCTTTTAAGAAATCGGTTGATGTATCTTTTGGATGTATAACTAATGTTTTCATTATATATAATTTAATTACTTATGCAAATATAATACTATTATTTAATATATCCAAATATTTTATTAAATATTTTTAAAAAGGTAAATATTCTTTTTTAGGTATTGGTTCTAATTTAGTTCTTAATTCACTAGAAGTTATAAATAATTTACCAATCCAGAAACCATAGCTACCACCATTATCGGCAACCTTAAAGAAGCCTCAGGGACCTGAACCAATTTAAGATTCGATTTTTTTCTCCTAATGGATATGACCATTTGCCTGTGATTAGAAAGCAAAAAGGTATTCCAATAAGCATTAAAATCATCAATGAAATTGCAAATGGTAGCGTAAATCTCATCCACGTTTTAACAGGCGTTTTTTCATCGGTATAAAAATCAACACCTAATTCAATCCACCTATCACACATATCTTCACTTGATACTTTATTTAGTTCAGGGAAAATTTCTCTGAATTTTGGGATGTAATTCGCATCGTTGTGAGACCAAGTTCTTTTTAATTTTCTGTACATTTTATTTAGTTTTTAAGTTTAAAATTCGATTGATAAAAGGCAGCCGATAACACGTAATATAAAAAATTGGCTATCAGCGTTTGTGGTAACTTGAAAGCGACTACAAAGCCAACTTTTCATATTACCATCGTTACCACCAATTAAGAATTATCGCCACCATCTCCACCATCACATATTATTGATGTTGGATATAATTCATTTTCATACCAATTACCATTTATCCTTATATGCAATCTACCATTTGCGAATAATTCAACTCTACCTGAATCCATTCTTTCTATACGCTCAATTGCACGTATGTATTTTTCTTCATTTTCTGTTAATTCAAATTCTCTACCTTTCGTGTCTTTTACTGTTCTACAATTCATAATTTTAAAAATAACTGGTGGTAACAAATGCTAAAAAACATAGCCATAAAGCTCCTACCTATTATGAAACGTAATTAATTGGCTACGTTTCTTAGCCTGTTACCGTTAGGTTTAATTTACAGTCAGACCTATGTCAAATTCTTTTATCTCCTTATCCAACCATTCTTTAACCATATTATAAAATTCTTCTTGCTCTGGAATACTTTCAACATTTCCAATATTACGTGTGTTAATGTTCATTCCACGAAGTTTTCTTGTTTCTAAATAAAGATAATATTCTGAATAATTTTTTAATTGTTTCGTTTTTCATACTAGCTTTGTTAATATCTAAAAATGATTTCCCATAATAATTAATTAAAGTATTGGAACAAAGATACTACTATTTTTTGACATATGCAATTTTTTAGATATTTATTATTGAAAAAAATATATTTTATTGTTATGGATGATTATCATTCGAAATATTAGACCTAAATAGAGTTAAATACATCAACTCTATGACTTAATTAATGGAGGAAATGTATGAAAACATTTTTAAAAAATAGTGTTGGTTTAAGCACTATAAACAAATGGGAACCAAATTGTTGGGTAAATGTAGAATCACCTACAGAATCTGATAAAAAATATCTATTAAATGAATTAGAAATACCTGAAGATTTTTATAGTGATATAGAAGATATTGATGAAAAACCACGTATTGAAATTGAAGATGGGTGGACTCTTATCATTATTAGAATACCAATTAAAAATGCTGATGAAAAAACTTCATACTCAACAGTACCATTCGGTATTATATTTAAAGATGATGTTTTTATATCTGTGTGTGTTAATAAAACAGAAATGGTATCTGATTTGATTACACACCTTAAAAAGAAAAAAACATTTATTGAAGACCGTTACGAATTTGGGTTTAAATTATTATTATCTGCTAGTGTATGGTATCTTAAATATCTTAAATTAATAAACCAAGATATTAAATCAGCTGAAGAAAAATTAGAAAAATCAATTGCAAATAAAGATTTACAAGGGTTATTACAAATTCAAAAATGTTTAGTATATTTTACAACCGCATTAAAAGGTAATGACTTATTAGTGCATAGGCTTAAAAATTCTAAACTACGTAGAGACTTTGTTGATATTGAATTAATTGAAGATGTTGATATTGAACTTAGACAAGCTTTAGAGACTACAAATATCTACACTAACATTTTAACCGGTATGATAAATACATACGGGTCAGTTATTTCAAATAACCTTAACGTTATAATGAAACAATTAACATCAGTATCAATTATATTAATGATACCAACATTAGTTGCTAGTTTATTTGGAATGAATGTTCCTAATGGCCTTGAACAAAACCAACTAGGGTTTGTTATAGCTATTACTATTTCATTTATATTATCTGGATTAGGGGCTCTTATATTTTTTAAGAGGAAATGGTTTTAATTAAATAATTAATTTCACTGTACCAGTATCGTCATATCTCAAGGTCGGCTCTGCTATTACACCCATAGATGTGCTTCTTTGCCTATGACGTATCCTGATATACTGTACGCATACAGTATAGGTAGTTTTTGTCACGGTACTACCAACCACTTCACCCGAATTTACGGGTCTGTGTAGTCTCACTTATTTCAGAGGATAATATACCTCACCTACCGTTATCTTTTATTAAATCATTACATTCTTCAATCCATTTAGATTGGTCCAATGAAAAATTAAATAACCAAACACAACCGACATTTTTAGTGTTGTCTTTGATATGTTTTATCTGTTCGAAATTATCATCAAGATGAAATATAAAATCATCGTGTTGTGAGAAATATTCACCTTTATCTACTAAACCAGTAAATACTATATGCTCTCTGCTAATACCTATATTATCGGCAATACAATATAATTCATCATTATTATATTCATGACCATATAATGGGTCTTTACTAGGATTTTCAAAACGTAGTGTAACAATCCATACTTCAAATCCTTTGTCAACTAATTCTTTAGCATATGCTTGTACTGATGGTCTACTTAATGTGGCATCAAAATCAAATGATACTTTTTTATTCATATTTATTTTATCTTTTTTAAATAATCAGCGTAATGCCGTAGCTTTCTTACAATCAACTGTTTTATCAGATTGAGATATGTGATGGTCACATTTACCACAACCCTTACTTCCTATCATATTTTCTGTAAATGGACACTGCAACATGCATACATCACCACAAACAATATATTCTAATCTCATAATTACTTATCAATTTTAGATAATATATCGATACAACGTTTAACATTTTGAATCTCTTTTTGAATAAATTCACTACAAATATCAACATCAGGTGATTCAAGCATAGCACATAGGTTTTTCATTGGTGATAACTTATTTCTTATATCAGCACCAAGATTTTCTTTCGTTTCTTGAACCATTCTACTAGCAAAATCACTTAAAGCATATATAGCCTCTGGTTTTGTAGCAACTATATGGTCACCACCCTTTTGTTTATTTTTTAAATATTGTTCAGCTTGTGTATCAAAATCTTTCATATTATTCTTCGGGTAAAGTATTTATAACACCACAAGGACACGTCATAGTTGTAACACCACCACCGAATGAACCACCAAAGGTATATTGGCCGGTATCTCTACAATTAGAACATTTATATTTAGGTAATTCTATTTGTGTTTTCACAATAAATGGGCACCATTCAGGTATAGGGATTTTCTTTTCCTCATGCCATTCAACATAGCTTTGGATTTCTTTTTCACCACCATTTGCTAAACAAAACCAATCATAGTTAGGTGCTTCAAAAGAATCTGGACTAACATATTTCCCACGTCTTTCTTCAAAATGTGGGCATTTTTTACAACTTTTGATATCTAATGTTATTTTTACCATATTATTATATTTTATTTATTACAATTACTGTACCTTGGCCATTCATTATATTAAAAAAATAATCATGAATTAAATGTAATTCAGCAGTGAATTGATTTCCAACGGTTTCATACTCTTCTTCTGTTGCTTCACGACCATATTTTTTAGCGTATTCAAAAAAGAAGAAATATAAATCTTCATTAGGAAATCTGCCTTTACCGTATTCACGTTCACTATATTCTTTAGAATCATACTTACTAATAACCCTTTCAAGTATTCTAGTAAATTTCTCACATGTATCATATTTCATATGAAATCTATCTATTTGAGATTGCTCCATAGCTTCTTGTTTCGCTATATTGTCAAAATAATCGTGAACAGATTTTTTACCTTCTTCTGATTCAAGAGATTCCCTTAATTTTAAAAACCAATCACTTTCCATACATTTATCTATTACGATATTTCAATTTCATTGCCTGTTCGAGGATGCACACGGATATAATCTGAATGTTCCGGTTCCTCACCATGAGTTATTTTGTTGATATTTAAACGACCATCAACACTTTCACTTAATCGATAACTATCTTTACCAATATAAACAATTAAAGTCTTAACTTCTTGTTTTTGAGTTTCTCTTGCTGTTCTAAATTCCATTTTATTATGTATTAATATAAATTTTCTGATATAAGTTCTGAATCTTCACCATTATCTGATGCCTTTAACCCAAATTTAATTTGGTTATTAGCTAAGGCTATCTTCCAAGCCTCTTTCCTATCCACAAATCGATTTAAAGATGTCATAAAGCCTTGTTTTTCTCTACCGGGTGTAAGTGTTTCATCAATACCCAATAACCCTTCTAAAAGTCTATTACAATCCCCATGACGATAACCACAAACTATATGACCATTATAGTCAGCTGCAGCACATAATATAAATTCGTTTTTATCCATTGTATATAATTTTATTCAGCAAATATACAACATTATTTTTACATATGCAAATATTTTAATCAAATCTTTTACTATCTTCAATTGAATCTCCACAAGTCCTACAACAATTATAATCTATTTGTGTAAATTGATTATAAACTAGGTGACAATTATCACAATATAATTCATCACATCGTTCACATCTATATAATTCATCACTTTTATTACCACAAACTGAACATCTATCAAAAAATGTTAAATCTTCATATGGTTCATAAGTAATTTTATTTAAATTATTGAAGAACGACATTATACATAATTATTAACGTTTATGTTTAACATCACCACTCATAGTTGAAACAGAGCCACCGATATTACCACAATCAACATCACCACTCATTGTTTTAACATCACCAGTAACATAACCATGTATCTCAACATCACCACTCATAGTTTTAACTTTAGTTGCATTACCTGATACAGTTACCTTATCACAAGCATCAACGTTTAAGTTATCAACATTACCTTCAACTGAAATTGTTATGTTTTTTGATTCTGGGGTAACATCTTTACCATCAATAATTACTTTACCATTTGTAATGGTAATACTATTACCAACATAACTGTTATTATTTATTCTAATTGTACCCATACTTATATTAGTTTTAATTGAATTACCCCAAAAATTTTTAAAAAAATTATTTAGACCCATATTAATATTTAAATGATTGTCCTTCAGTTATTTTTATAAGTGTTTCATATATAGCATTTACTGTCGCTGTAATATCATCTTTATGAACGGTTTCAACTGTTGTATGCATATAAGCTAACGGTAGTGAGAATAGTACTGATGGACAACCTTGTGGGTAAGCATAGCTATCAGTGTTTGTTCCGGTACCACCAGAACTTGCCATCATTCTAAATTTGATTTCTTTTTCTTTAAGTGTTTCTTTTACAAAACGTAAAAGTTTATTATTAACAGCTGGTGCTACACTCAATACTGTACCTTCACCACCTTTGAATTGTTTCGTTTTATATACCGGTGAAGAATCTTCGTGACACACATCTATAATAAATGCTACATTTGGTTTCATATTATTTGAAATCATCGCAGCACCCTTTAGACCAATTTCTTCTTGTACTGTATTAGCAACAATTAATTTAAATGGTAAATTAAAATTATTATCTTTAAGTTTTTTCAAGACTTGGATATTAATATACCCACCAATTTTATCATCTAATGCTCTACCAGCAATGAAATTTTTTCCAAGTTCCATGTAGCCATCAACATACGTTACTACCGTACCAACTTCAATGCCCATTTCTTCAACTTCTTTATCAGTCCTCGCACCTATATCAATGAATAGGTCTTTAAGTTCAACCTTCTCAGGTCTTTCTTTAACATGTATTGCTGGGTGACCAAACACACCAACCACTTTACCATTATTACCCCAAAGATTAACTCTTGATGATGGTGCCGTTTGATGGTCTGTACCACCATTACGAACAACTCGTAAGTACCCAGTTTTTTCAATGCTTGATACTAACCAAGATATTTCATCAGCGTGAGCATCTAATAAAACACTATATTCTGATGTAATATTACCAGCAAGAGCGTATGCCGTGCCGTAATTATCTGAATCAACATGTGATGCGTATTTCGCAGCTTCTTTCATCCATACTTTTTGACCACCTAATTCCATTTCAAATCCAACTGGTGATGGGGTGTTAAGATATTCTTCTAAAAATGTCATATTTATTGTTTAATAAAGGTTACTAAATCTTCTAATTTGTCTACATTATCACGGCTAATGATAAATTCTTCAAAACAACCGTATCTACATTTATACCCAAAAATATATTTTATGGCATATATTAATCGTTTAAAAAAACTCAATTTTGATAAATGTATTTGTACATAAGCCTCTCGGCCTATAACTTCATCAATATCTTTGATGATTATTATTTGATGCTCTGTTGAAGAACAATCACATAAAACTACTTCAGGTTCAAATGGTAATTTCATATTTATAAATTACTTTTCCAATTATTACCATATTTTCCAACTAACCAACCGTAATATACTGCAGCGAATATAGCTTCTTCTACTTCACTAGCAAAAATACCCGGTTTTTTATCGTTATCAGCTTCAGCAATATCGATTAAAAATTCAGAATTTTTAATCGCTGACTCATACATAATTTTAACTTTTGCATTCATATTATTGTATTTCAGTTTGTATAACGTAATTAAATATATCTCGTAATTTAATCATAGAAGGGGATAAATCGTCTCTTCTATCATAAGCAATATATATCGTTTTTTCTCTAGGTTTAACCCTATGACCCTCTTCCCTAACTTTGGCATGTAGTCTATATCGATATTTTTTAAAAATAACTGCGTTATTTTTTGTCATAACATTACCTAAATTGTGTGTAAAATAATATAACATATTAAAAAAGTTTAAATTTACGTTTTTTCTTTACTTGTTCTGAATACCAAACTTTAGTTTGCTTAGTATCCTTATGTCTAAATTTTTCACCATAGTCAGCTATTATCCATAATTTAAGTACTGTGATGGATTCTTCCTCAGTTTTAAAATATTTAATAGCACAATCATTATAATCAGTTAATCTATAAAATGGTAATCCTCGATGTTTAACAGCCCATAATTCCATTTCTGTTGGATTTGAACTTAGCTCATCAATTCTAACTATACTATAACGTTTTCTAACCTTCTTTAATAATTTAGCCTTCATTTATTTAGATTCAATAAATGTTACGGTTCCTTCCATCATACCAAAAGTACTTGATTCCTGAAATGTATATCTTTTTGGTTTAAAGTTAGAATCACCTTGTTCTGTAAGGTACCACAAATCTGAATTTTTCCATGTTGCATTTACTAACTTTTGATTTGGTTGTAAATTAATAGTCATGTTACCACCAAATGATTTTGCACGAGTTTGTTCCGTACACGATGTAAACCAAATAACTGCGAATACTGATACTGCTAATAAAATTCTTTTCATTTTTTTAATTTTTAATTTTAACAAAGATATAATTTAATTTTAATATAAACAAGTATTTGTTTATTTTTTTTCTGTAATATATTCATCCATTAGAAATGCCCCACATGAAGACCCAATATCTAGTCCCGGAGGGGTGTATATTTCATATTCAACACAAGATACATCAAATTTCTTCATAAAATATTCAACACTAGTTGATGCTTTATAGTTATTACTATCCTTTTCGTTATAGTGTAAAAATTTAACATTAAAATTCGTGCACTCAAATAATACACCCAGAAGATATGCGTTTATTTGTTTATCATTAATATCCTTAATAAGAGCGTAATGTATTTCTACATCATTACCGGTATATGAATAAAAGAATTTAAGAGCTTCAATTGATGGGTCAATATTTAAAACTGCTGGCATCCATTCTCTTCTAGTTATATCATCAGTATAATGAAGTGAAAAATGAAGTTTAACTTCCAAATTACGTTCTTTAACTAAGAAAACAAAGTTAAAAAAATCTCTAATATTTTTTTCCGGTATACACGTAGCAACACCAAATTTAACAACACCATCTGTTGTATCTCTAATAAAACGCATTGATTCAATAACATTTTCAACATTAGCCATTGGTTCACCAACACCCATATATGATATTAATAACGGTATATTATTATCTTTTAAATTCAAATTACTATATATGAATTTAATCCCGTCTGATATTTCAAGTGCCGATAAATTTCGTACCTTTATTTTACCAATAAAATCTGTTGTATGGCAAAATTTGCAACCTAAGTTACACATTGTTTGACACGGCACACAAATAATATCTTTACCATCATTTTTATTTATGTATGTGAATTCAACTACACGATTATCGTCTGTTAAAAAAACGTATTTTATCGCATTATCCGTTTGTGATTCTACTTTTTTACTTAATTCCATATTATTTTTCTTTACTTAGTTCAAATAATTTATTTTGTAATATTTTTTTACCTCTATGATATTGAGATTTTGATGTAGATACTGTGATACCTAAAATTTCAGCTATTTCTTTATGTTTATAACCTTCGATAGCATATAAATTAAATATTGTTTTAGTACCTTGTGGTAATACTTTTAATGTACTTAATAGTTCCTCTAAAGTAAAATCAGACTCTTTAATATCAATATCTTTAATCGTTGATTCATTAATTTCAGTAATATCTTCTTGATTATAATGTTTTAGCTGGAGATTATAATTTGTTATTGCTGTATTAACAATAATTCTTTTAACCCATCCATCAAAAGAATTACCTTTATTGAATTGTCTTAAATTTGAAAATATTTTAATAAACCCATCTTGAAGTATATCATTAGCTTCATCAGAATCTTTGGCATATCTAAGACAAATAGAATATAATTTACTACTATATAAATCATATATCTTCTTCTGCGATATTCTATCATTATTAATAGAGCCAGATATTAAATCATTTAATTCAACCATATTATTTATTCTCAATTATAGTATAATTTTCTGATATATTATCATCTAGTTTTTTAATACAATCCAATAGCAAATATAGATATTCGAAACTAGAATAATCTAATTCACTTACATTTTCTAGTTGAAACTCAAGAGCTTCTACTACAATACCATTACCAGTATCAATGGCAGTAATTAATTTGGTATTACGAAAATGTTGAGCCCAAATATCTGATTTACTTGATTTAAGAGTATACTTAGTTTGTTTAGTCTCATTAATTTCTTTTACTATTAGTGTATACGCATGAACACCGGCTGTATCTCTTATATGATATTTACGTTTCATTTGATTCAATATTTAAAATTTTATAAATTTCTTTAGTTACTTCTTGATATGTATTATATTTTTTAATTAATAAACCCTCAAATAAGGTATACCAAGGTGAAACATTTTCACCAGTTGGATTATCACCATTCATTTCTGGTATTACCTCAAAATATGGGCTATCGTATAGTTTAACTATATTGATGGCCTTTTCTTCCATGTTATCCTCACAAATAAAAATACCCCACATTAAATCAGCATAACAATTGGGGTATGGTTGATGGTTTGGCACAAATTTAATTGTTTTAACTAAATTTATTTCTTTAACTTTGAACATTGCGTGTTCACCAGATAAATCACCAAAAGCTTTTTTACTTCTCTCACACTTTAAAACTTCATATAAAACCTTCGTATCATCAGTCAATAAATGGTCCCCATTCATTATATCAAAAATATATGGGTTATCATCTATATGGCCGGTAATAAGTATACCGTCAGATGTCGTATGGATAGTGTAATTTTTTATACGGTAGGTTTGCTTCATAATGAATTTATATCATCAATAATCGAATTTATTTGTTCAAAACTAATAACATCACCAGTAATTAATGTGTATTTTAAAGATATTTCAATCGTATCAAGCCCATCAATATAACTATTATAAATTAGTTTATTGATATGAGTTTCAATCATAAATGCTGGTACAATAATTTCATTTCTTTTCATTTAACAAAGATAAATAAAATATCTGACAAATGCAACTAAATACTATCTAAATATTTACAAATAGCATTATAAATTACATCAATTTGAGATTCATTCTCACCACTTTTATAAAATAAATTTCGAACTTCATTGTCTTTATAGTACCATATCTCACATATAAACCCAAACCGAGTCATATTTAAGCTAAAACCAGATATTTCTTTACTGGAAATAAAATTTAACACTTCCATGCACCAAATTAAGTTTTTGTGGAACTCTAATTCCCGGCAAGTTAATTGCCCGTTAAATAATTCTCTAAATGGATTTTCTTTATCATGGAATACCCAACGATATGAATTTATCGTTTTACATGGTTCAATTACAGCACCAACAAATTTGGCTATCCTTTCATTATATTTTTTCTTATCTATTTTCATTTTCACATATTTTTGTTATTAAAAAATCACGGTACTTTTTATTGTTAGTACCTAAGTAATACCAAAGTTTTTGTCCGTTATCTAATAATTCACAATTAAGACGGCACAAAACTTTAATTTTTTTCTTAAGTTTTCTAGGTATTTTAGAATTACTAGGGAAAAATGGTGATATTATTTTTGGTGCTATAAAACTCATTTAATTAAACATTTTAGTTAACATAGTTTCGAATTCTTCTAATGTATTTGGTAACATATTATATGTTTGTCTAGCATTATCACGATACCTAGATTTATAGATTGGTTGGTGTAGACGTTGGTCATAATTACTTACTTCATTATTTAAATAGTAATATAATTGTTTAGCGTATCTATCAGCTATTATTTCCTCATTTATAACATATTCGAAGAATACTTCAAAATCACCTTTCGAAAGTTTAACCAATTCCTCATCTATATTATATTTACGATTACGTTTGTTATGAGCTATTTCATGTAATATAATAAAATAAAATTGTTTAGATGTTACATTTGATGTAATTCTTGAATCAATATATATTTTATTATTAAATGCCATACCAGCAGCTCTAAACGGGAAATTTTTTACTTGGATATTATATTCACTCATAATCTTTTCCAAACCAGCCCAATTTAAATTGTTTGGTACTTCATTATAATAATTAATGATATCTTTAATTGTTCCCATATTAAATAATTTTAATTAGAATACAAAGATACATAATAAAAGTGAGATAACCAAACTTTTAGACAAAAAAAAATGTAATATTTTCATATCACATTTAAATTTTATTCTTCAGCTCTTTTACCTAGGTTTTTCCTAATAACTGATGAAGTATCCATCATTATTTGAGCTATTTTAATTAATTCTTCTTCATTGAATTCATATTTGGTGCCTTGATATTCTTCTCGATTTAATTTCTTTCTGAACAATGACCTTTGTGATGCATCATCTTTTTTACCTTTACCCCAAAGCTTATCAATAATTTCTGAATGATTAAATATATTATCACCTAATAATCTTTGAATTCTATCATATTGTGCCTTTACTTTTGATGAACTTTGTTCTTCATCCCCAGCAGCTTCTCTTAATAATTTTCTAGTATCTGTTTTCATAGTATTCGTTTTACTATAAATATTACGTTTTTATTTAAAATACTAGAAATTATACTTGGTTTCATCAGTTTCTTTAGAATATAATGGCAAGCTTAGGTAGTCCCAATATTTAACCACAGATTGGCTCATATTATTATATATAATCTTTTCTCGTTGCCACTCCATTAATATCATATGAATCATATGATTATTTAATCCGTACACGGTAGATATCAACATATGTATATCTTCAGCTTTAACATATTTTTCATTAGTTAAAGTAAGATTATTATCTTTATTAGGAAAGGTATAGAACCTACCATCCTTTATAACTGTACAAACATGTCTATCTAACAATTTACACACATTATAATATAGTTTCGGTTCTATACCTAAACAATTAAGTTCAGCTAAACGTTTATCAATTAATATTTTAGTCTTAGCGTCCAATTGTTAATATATCGTTAAAATCCATAGTACTTTTACCCATGATTTTTTTCAATTTCACAAGAGATTTATCACGAATTAGTCTAACACCTTCACGGCTAATATCAAGCATTTCACCGATTTCTTGTAGGGTCATTGCTTTATTCTCACTAAAACCGTATGATAGTTCAATAATTCGTCTTGCTCTATCATCAAGTTTAGCTAATAATTCAGTTATAATAAATTCTTTATCATCAATTAATAAAATACTATCTGATAAAAAATTATCTTTAGATGGTATCACATCTAATAGTGAACAACCATCTTCATCAATTGGTTTATCCAATGAATTTATCGAATTTAATTCAAGTTGAATTAATTCATTAACATCACCTATTTCAATATCCATGAATTCGGCTATCTCCATATTAGTTGGCTGACGATTATATTGTTGTTCTAAACTATTAATAACACCCTTAACTTTATTAAGTTGTGCTATTTTATTACCCGGAAGTCTAATAGTTCTAGAGTTTTGATTTTTATATTCATTAATTTTTTGACGAATCCACCATACGGCATATGAAATTAATTTAAGGCCTCTAGTAGGTTCATATTTACCAATGGCAATTATTAAACCAATATTACCTTCATTAACTAAATCTTCTATAGTTGAAGATTTATCAACTGATTGTTTTGCAACTGATACAACAAAACGTAAATTAGATTCAACTAAGATTCTGAACGCATCCTTATCACCGTTTTTAGCCTTTATAGCATATTCAAACTCTTCATTCTCATTAAGCAACGGGATTCTACTTATTTCAACTAGATACTGTTTGAATGTCATTGACCCCGAAGTCAATCTTTGTTCTTTGAAAAATGGTTTCATATATTAATTTTAAAAGTTACACAATTATTTTGCGAAAGTAGTCTATTTTATTTAGTTATCCAAATTAATTCATAGGTTTTTTTAAGTTTTTTATTTTCGTTATACCACATATTTACAATCTCATTTATTTTATTATAATCAATACCAAAATATGTTGAAATTTCTCTAATTATATAAGGTAAATAAACTACTGAAAGGTTATCAATAGAAATTATATTATAAACATCATTTTTAAATTCAAATGTGTAATGTTTATCTAAATATTTATATATTAAATCTTTCATTATTAATAAAAATCGTAATTTGTTTTTAAATATTCCTCTTGTTTACCTTCAAACCAATTATTAACGATTTTTTTACCCTCATCATAATTAGCTATCACACCAATTAATTTTTCTAAGGTAATCTTATCACCATATTTATCTATTACTACCCAATCAAACCTAGTCATTTCAACACGGCATTTATTTAAATACGATATTAAATCAAGTACAATTAACTGTTTATTACACGTGTACCAATATTCACATAGTAATCGTATTTTACTTATACCTACACCAAAAATATTTTTAATATGTTCTATGAATTCTTCTAAAGTGAAACATATTCTTTCATCTAATTTATCAGATATCCGTATCCCATTTTTAATGGATAAGTAATAATGCTTATTTAAGTATTTGTTAATAATTTTTTTCAAAGTAATATTAAATTATCTACAAAGATATTAAATTAATTTTACTATTTCAAGTTAAAATTATAAATAATATACTTGTAATAACAACACCAATAAGTAAGTCCCTAATAGATATTCGTTTATATTTAGTTTCTTCAATTGAATTTAATATACAAGCTCCGAAAATCCTTTTACTGGCAGACCCAATGAACTCTTTAGTTATTGGACCATGTGCCGAGATACATTGACGTAAACCATTATTTATTCTCTCAACCTCAAATCTTCTAACTCTTTTAAGTTTTTCTAATGTTTTGGTATCAAGTTTTTCTTGTGATTTAAATATTTCAACTAAATTTTCAACATTTGGTTTAGGTTTATTTAATTCTTCAGTTATTTTTCTAACTAATTTTTCTTCTTTTGATTTTTTCATAAAACTATTTACTAATAAATATTTGAGTATTTCTTTTATTATACCCGAATATCATTATACTAGAAATACTTTGGGTTTGGTCTCCACTTAACTATATTATCGTTAGATAATACTATATCAGTACCATAAATGGTATAAATATTATTATCACCATCTGATGCTCTCCAAGCGTCAACTTTTTTACCATCTTTTAATTTAATTGATACAACCGAATAATAATCAGGTAATTCTTTTTCAATGTTAACCCAAGACATAGGAATTATTTTAACGATATCCTCATCACTATCCATTCTATTATGCCTAAATACATGACCATCATTTGTTCGTGTACCACGACCTTTACGTTTATTTAGATATGCTACTTCATGGTCATAATATAATATATTAGAATCTAATGGTTTAACGTACTTTAACTTAACACCTTGTTTTGATATTAATATATCACCCTTTTTACATGTATTTAAATCGACTTCTTTAATTTCAAAATAAATATTAGTTGTTGTCATACCAGTTGAGCTCATATAATTTAAATTAATGGATTTCTAAAATTATTTTTGTTTATTATTTCTTCAATTGCATCCAAGCAAGCCACTTGACTATGATGTAATACACTTCTAGCACTTACCAAATCAATCCAACGAAACCCATCCATTTCCGGGAACCCACCACAATGTGGTAATACATTACTATTACATTTAAGTTCAAAACTTGTAAAGTCAATATGGTTTTCACATTCAAATACAACATACGGTGTTAAACGTTTTGCTTTATTTTTAAAAGTTTGCTTTGTTAACTTATAAAAATTAATTGGTTCATATCGTAAATCTACGTTAACTTCTTCCCAAGTTTCTCTTATGGCACCAGTTAAACTATCTTCATCAGAATCAACTTTACCTTTTGGTATAGACCAAAAATTTTTATGATGTCGTGTTGGATGTGCAACTAATAATTCATTTTGATTATTAATCAAAAAAATACCACTTGTTTTAATTATTCCCATATTCGTTTTCTTCTAATATTTCTAGAACTTCATTAGGTTCTAATAATTTATATTTTATTTTTATGTTTTCTTTACCAGTACCACCCAAACTATTATACGCTGAGTCTGATAGCATGAAATGATATTTTGGTGTATCCATATGTTTTCCTGTTGAATCGACCTTATATGGGCCCCTATCGTTTATTTTAACTATTACACACGAATCATTATTGGGGTTAATTATTTTAACATACGTGTTAAACTCCATATATGGTGAAGCTGCAGTTAATTGATATCCATTATATGTTTCACCACTACATGTTACTTTATCTTCAAAATTAGAATTATAACATGATGCTTTAGGTGCTATTGAATGTGAATTCAATATTATATGTACTAATGCTATTAATTTAAACATAATTTTAAGATTTATAAGTTAATTCAACACCACATTCAGAAAGTAATTCATAGGATAATTTAAAACTATCACCCCATCTTTTATCTTCAAAATCTGGTTTAGTACAAACAACTCGCTTTATACCAGACTGTATAATTGCTCTAGCACAATCTACACATGGAAACCATTTAAGATACATAGTACAGCCTTTTACATGAGAACCATTTCTCGCAGCTGTATAAATACTATTTCTCTCAGCATGTTCAAAATATGCGTATTTTTGAGGTCTTTCATGGCGTGAATCAATATTATCATTAAAACCAACCGGCATACCATTATACCCCAATGAAACTACTCGTTTATCTTCATCAACAATAACAGCACCTACTTTAGTGCTACGGTCTTTAGACCAATTACCAATATATTCAGCCAAATCGATAAATCTTTGGTCCCAATCTGTTTTGGTGGTTGTTTCAATTTCATTAAATTCTTCGAAATGAACTGTATTAAATTCATATCCGGGTAATTCTTCTAATTCAACCGTTGATGACCAGTTATGTACATTAATTTTTTTAACGATGTATGTAACACCAACTATTAAATGCGTATCAGCATATTTTTTATCGTAATCAGTACCATTTTTACCGGTATAAATTATTTTAGTACCTTTTTCTGCGTATATATTCATATTATTATTGTTTTATATAATTTCCGTTTTTATCAAAAAATGTTGGGTATTGTTTTTTGAAAGCATCGTTTGCTTCCTCTTCCGTTTTAAAACATAACCAATTCATCATATCACAATTACAACAACCATTTGGTGATTCTTCATTTGGGAATGGTGTGTCACAAGCTACACATGGTACTACTAAACAAAAGTTAGATGATTTAAATTTACCCATAATTATTTATTTTTTACAAAGATACAACAAATATTTAACATATGCAAAAAAAAAGCACCCTATTTTTAGAGTGCTTAGAAAAAAAACAATAAAATGAACAAATATTAAACTAAAGTTAATCTACCTTCTAATATAATACCGTTATCTTTAGGAACGATTTCAAAATCTACTGCAGCTTTGGTGTTACCAAAATTAGTATGAATCCATTTAGAACTACCATATAACGAACTTACTTTTTTATAACGGAATCGTTTAGCATATCCTATACATGTTTGGTGTAAATCACCTGAAATAACATGTGTGTATTCAGAATTTATATTATTGTTGTGTAAATACTCATTAATATATACTTCAGTTTTATCATTTAAAGTTAATGGAAATCCATATGCTTTATCTTCTTTATCTTTACCATGTGTTAAAATGAATGTATGAACACCATATTTAAAATATTCTATAAATTTATTGAATACTCTAGCATTCATTCCCGGATATCTCTGGTTTAAATATGTTTCAATTGTTTTATTTGCGGCCCAACCAAAATCACCATCATGATTTGAATCACCAACACAAATATAATCTATCGAGTTAGCAACATCTATATTATGTAATGTTTCAAAAAAACTAAGCATACCTTTAACAAATATTTCGAATTGTTCTTTATTTGTCATATTTTGAGGTAATTTATGACCACCACGAGTTGTTTGTGCATTATAACCATCTAAAGAATCACCTAGATTACAAATGATTACTTTATCAAATCTACCAAATATTTCGTATTGTCTAGTTATTTCATCACAAGTTGCTCTAAGGCGTTTATTAAATTCTTCAGAATTATATGTGTTTTCATAAATTGACTCATCTAATGTTTGTGCACCAACATGCATATCAGATAAATAAACTATTAGAGCATTATCAGATTTAGTTTCCTTTTTAGTAATTTCAAAAGGGATGATATCATTAAGAATTAATTGATTACCCATGGTTTCCCACCCATGAATTAATTTTTTAAGTCTAAGGATTTCTTTTTGAGCATCAGAAAGATTTTTTGCCGTAACTTTTCCACTTTCTTGGTCAAGTTTTTTTAATACGTCATGCTCTTTATTAGTATAAATTATTTTTGCTATTTCATCAGTAGAACTTTCTTCAATTGTATGCGGTGCTACTGGGTGTGATGTTTTTGTTATATTGAACGCTCTTAATATACGAATGAAATCATCATAATCTATCGTTGGGAACATCCTAGAAACTGCTCGTCTTGTTAATCCAGCACCATAAAGATTAGAATATGAACGATAAATTGTTTCCATTTCTTCTCTAGATAATGAACCAATTAAGTCTGGTTTATTTCTAATTTTTATTCGGTATGAATATTCACTAATTTTATTCATAACAGTTTTACCATCACTTAAAGTAAATTCTTCACCATTACGAACCATTTCACCTTTAAATAAATCATCATATGAATCATCAGTATATGCATCGTAATCAACTAAGAAACTGCTTTTATCTAAACGGTTTTCTTTTATTAATTCAGGTTTATCAAGTGATTTATGTTCATTACTTAAAGTTTGTTTTAAGCTTAAATATTTATCATAAATTGTTAAAAACGTTTGTATTAAAATTATATCATCCTGATTATCTGATGATGGTACTTCAGATTCCTTATATTCCCAAACCATATTAGCTATGAAATTTCTAACTCTACCTTTCTGAACACATAATTTATTAAGTGATGTTTTAGTATCAATGGCTTCATTGATTAAGCTTATTGCAGCCTCAATTAATTTTTTCTTGGTTTCTGTCATACGATTTTAATTTATTTAATTTTTTATTTCTTCAAAAGTATACAAATAAAATGCAGATGTCAAGTATTTTAATAAAAATTTCATAATATGTGAGATATTTATAGAAAACTAATATAAAGTATAGAATGAAGTCATTTATAAAATCTAAATTAAGAGTATTATTAGAATCAGATATTAAAACTGTTTCTAACCCAATGTCGGGCAATGAAAAACATAGTGCAACTTATAATGATTTAAGGGTGATTACAGCTAAAGTATCGTCTGTACAAAAACAATTTGGTAGTGATAAATATTTCCAAGATGCCAGAGAAGGTGATGGCGTTTATTTAATCATTATTAGTAAAAATGGTCGAGTAACTGTTAAAACACCTAACAGACAAATAAGTGACCGTGAAATTGGTGGTGTTACAACAACTAGAGTATTTGATAATATTGAAGTTCCTATTAAAGCTTATTCTGGTAATGATGAACTATTACAAAAAGGTAGAGGTCAAGTAACCGGACAACCTAAAACTGAGAGTGGTGCGTCAGATGCACGAATTAAAGCTTATGTAATTTTTGGTGATATGATTATAGATAGAGTTAAACAAAATGTAGAAGGTGCTTACGATAAGTATACCGGTGATGATAATACATTTCAAGGTAATAATGAAAAACAAATCAATCGTAAAGAATTTATTAATCAACGTGAAAAAGAAAGGGAATTTAGACAAAAAACTAAAGCACCACTTAGTTTACCTGATGATGAAGAAAATGCAATACTACAACGTCAGGCTCAACTACAAGCAAAATATGAAAAAATGAAGGCACAAAAAAGGGGTTATTAGACCCCTTTTTTTATACTATTGTTGAATTACAATCATTAAAAACTACATCAACCTTATTTTTAATCTTATTAAAAATTGGTAAACTAATTACCGATATAATATTCCGTTCAATCGTTAAGTTAGGATTTTTACGAGCAGCATGTTTTTCTGGTAATGAATCTAATTCTTCTTTAGTAAATTCCTTAGATGTTTTAACACGTTTTACATATGTACCACGTTTAAATTTAACGGGTAAATCATTCCAATTAACATTTTTTTCAAGCATCATTTTATCTTGAAGTTCATTACCATTTAATTTTTGAAGTGAATTATGTGAAAATAAACTTTGTGCAAGCATAGAAATACTGTTCTTAGTTGCATCATTTTCACGCCATAATAATTGTGCTGCAGCATCACTTAAAGTTGGTACCTGATAAATACGACAATCAAAATTAGCTAATTTATCGTATTCTGGTAAATATATTTTTCTATTCTCATTAAAAAATGTAACACATTTACCTGTCAATTTAGATAAAATTTTTTGTTTTTTACCGTCTTGATAAATAGAACTTTCTTTATCACCAGAATATAAAATAAGTGTTATTTCATCACTTTGTGTATACCCCATAACTGCATTAGTTTCCTTAACTAACATTTTGGTGGTTTCAACCATTAAATCCGTTAATCGTTCATCAAATGGTTTAACCAATCCTTTGGTCCAAGTTGAAAAATTGTTACCATCTAATCGGATGATAACAGGCAACGTTGGTATCATAACATCCGGTGAGAAATTCTTTTCTAACCATTTACTCCATTCGGCCAATGTCTTAAAATTCATTTTATTTAGCTTTTAATAATTCTACACTTTTATTATTATTTATACCAATAATAGCTCTTGAAATCTGGTCAGCTATACTGATAACCTTAACTATTGATTTAGTCTCAACCTCAATAATTTGTTGTTTTGTTGGATTCATCATTACCTTTTCCGGTATTTGTATACTATCAGATATAACTAATTCTTCTAATACAGATTCACTTATTCTTTCATAAGCCGGTCCAGATAACAATCCATGTGATGCAATTGCTCTAACCGATGCTGCACCACCATCTTTTAAATGTTGAGCTGCTTTACATAATGTTCCGGCTGTATCAACCATATCATCTATGATAACAACATGTTTACCATTAACATCACCAATTAAAACCATTTCATCAACTATATTAGCTTCTTTTCTAGTTTTATCGATAGTAACATAATATATCGGTTGTCCATATTTATTTGTGATACGGTCTTTAAGATGTTTAACTCGTTTAACACCACCAGCATCAGGTGAACATAGAATTACATTATTGTCGTATTTCTTCATCAACTTAGATACATAATCAGCAAATAAATATTGACCTTCCATATGTGTTACTGGGATATCAAAAAACCCTTGAACTTGGTCGGCATGTAAGTCAAATAATATTACCGATGTTGCACCACGATGTTCTAACATCTCAGCTATAATTTTAGCACCAATTGGTCCACGAATATCTTTTTTGTCTTGTCTTCCGTATGGGAAATACGGTACGATTGGTATAATTTCTTTAGCAGATGCTCGTTTAGCTGCATCAATTGCTAAATTAAGTGTCATAACTAAATCACTATTAGTTGGTGAACATAATAGATATACCCTTTTACCTCTAATACTATCAGCATATAATGTATTAATCTCACCATCTGAAAATGACTTGATACTAATCTCACCAATAGCTAACGTTTCATCGGATGTTGTATTTCTATTAAAATACTTAATTATATCGTTAACTAGTTTAGTCCTACCGTCTAAGGTAAAAATTACTGATTTCATACTTTCCATATTAATTTAAGTTATTAGTTATTATTTTGATGCAAATATATAACTTTATTTTGATACTACCAAATAAATTAGGATAATTTTCTAACCCAATTTCTTTCATATGTTCGTTTAACGAAATTACCGGGTTCAAAACTACCAGTAAATAATACAATATCTAAAGCTGTTACAAGTTCCTGTAATAATGTATCCCATTCAGCTATTTGTTCATCTGAATAACCATCATCCCATTCAGAATCATGTTTAACTTCTTTAGTTTTACCATTAAGGATTAAATCTATATCTTCATATAAATCAGTATTACCAAAAAGTCTCTTTTCTTCAATTGATGGTATACCGTTATTATTAACAATATAAATTTGTCTAATTAATTTAATATGGTCTTCAGTTAATTTGAATGTTTCTATTGACATAGTATTATATATTATCTTTTATGTGATTGAGACGGTCTTCAACGCCTTTTATTATTTCTTCTTTAATTTTACTAGATTTCAAATCTCTAATAATTTCCTCAGTAACTTTAGCAATTTTATTATTAACATGAATTCTAATACTATCAATCTCTTTATCAATTAATTCTTCTAATCTTTGACGTTCTTTGATAAAACCAAATTCAACAAATGGTCCTATTTCACTTAATAGGAAATCCATCACTACTTTTTGAGCTTTTTCTGGTGTTACTGATTCACCATCTTCACTATATTTTACATCTTTGTGTGGTATAAATTTACCATCGTTTGGTTGCATTGCCATTTTTTTCATATTAATTTCTGTTGATAAATCAACATTATTTTTGTTTTTTGATTGCTTCGAAGACCATACCCCAACTATCGTTGTACTCAGTCTCTTTTTTAATAATTTCATAAATTTCATCCCATTCTATATTATATTTATACGATTTAATATTCCAACCAATACAGTTAATAGTTTTAATTTTATAATAATTATTTACCAACCTAATGTTATCACTGGTGATAATACCTTTATTAAGTGAACTTCTAAATTTACTAAAAGATAAATTATTCAATACAATAAACTCAATTAATTTAGTTTTACCTGTAAAACAATATAATTCATTGTTAGGTGATATTAATATATATTTATACAATCTATATTGTTTTTTTACGCTATTTATTTTTTTTTAAAAATAATCTTTGTTCTGAGGACATTTTATGTCCTTTATTCTTTAAACTAATTTTATGTTTAGTCTCATCAGAACGAATCATTTTTTTACTCAATAATATATTACTTATTTTACTACAAACATCCTTTGGTATTGGATTTACTTTATAATATTCTTTCATAATATTTGATTGTTTATTTCTAAATTCATCTGTTATATACCTACCAGAATTATTATCACCACCATTAGTCAAATTAGTTAATGGGCCTGTATTAAAATTAATTCTACCAATTAAAGTTATTATTTCTTTTTCTAGTATTAACGCATCATCTTCAATTAAATCATATTTTAATTTATTAATTATAGGTGTTAAACCTTCATTTAATATTTTTTTTATAGTTTTTGTTTTAATTAATTTAACATTTTTAAGATTATATTCTTTAATATGGTCATCCAATCTATTACCTTTACCTTTACCAACATAAAATGGTTCATAATCAAATTTATAATCACCATAAATATATTCACCGGGTTTTCTAGGGTCTAAATAAACATATACATAATATATATTTAACATTTTTTTAAATAATTTAAAATATCCAACCAATCAACGTATGGGTCAAACGATGCTTTATCTTCGAAAAGAATGTTGAAATAAAATTTTTCTTCATAATAACCATGTTTAGTATCACCTGTTTTAACTTCTGGATTAGAATTTACGTAGTCGAATTCGATACCATGAAATCTAAATAATTGTCTGTATTGGTCTATCTCATCTGGATGTGAACACGTGTATAATATTAATACGATATCATCCCTTTGATTTAATTCGTATAGTACCTCAGTTGAGTGTTTATAAAATTCAGTACATATCCCATCAATTTCATAGTCTGGTTTTAATATCGTTCCATGAATATCAACAGCGACATATATTTTGTCCCAACCACGTTCTTTTTTAGCTTTAAATGCTTGTTCAATTGCTCTAACTATCGACATATATTTCTTTTAATTTTATTGCAAATATATCAAAAAAAAAGGATAAACGCAACATTTATCCTTTTTATTTTATTTATTTATATATTAATATTTAGAGTAAGTATAGTTTTCAACTTCCTCTTCAGAAATTATTACCTTTTCACGAATTTCTTCATACGTATATTCTTTTAAAATAATACCATTTTCAAATACTGGAATCAATTCATCAATTGCTTCTTGAAAACCGGCATCTTTTGAGGTTAATGTTATGTAACCACTTTCGGTTTTAACTAGTTTCATTCGACCAGATTTTGATTTTTTGAAACTTTTTTGCATTTCACCGTTAGCATCTATTTCAGTTGGTGATTTAGCAACATCTCTCTCAACACCATTAACAATTACAAAGGCTGCTTTAAAAGCGAAGTTAAGTGTATCACGGTTAATATCAGCTTGTAATAATTTACCACCCATACCAAAACACATGTTTTCAATTGATATTTTTTCTTCACGTAACATATCACAAACAGCTTGGATTGAATTTATATTTACACCATCACCTTGTATTACTCTAACCTGACTTGGTAATACTTTATAACCTTTAGCGTTAACTGTATATCCAAAATTTTCGAATAATGATTTAAATATAGCTTTTAACGTTTCAATAACGTGACCTGAATCAGGTCTTATAACTAACGTACCTTCTCTAGCTAAAATTTTAGCTTTAAGGTCTTTACCCCAGTATTGATTAACAGCTCTAAGGATATTGTAACTATCAGATACACATGCAATAGTACCAGTAGGATATTTATCCACAACTCGTTCAAACATTTCTAATTCACCAGCCTCACCACGTAATGTCATGATACTATGTTCTGTTGCTGGGATTGATTTAATAAACACACCTTTTGTGTTGTATAAATCTTGTATTAATGATTGTGCCGCTAAGTTATCTGAACCCAAGAAATTAATTGCGTGGGCAGAACCACCATTACGAGCAGATTGTACTGATGATACACCACGTAATCCAAAATCGTTTAACGCATATTCAGTAACTATTTTAACAACATCATATGGTAAATTAGATGTATCTTTATATGCTTTAAGGATAATTTTTTTAACTTCTCTTGATAGGGTAGCAACGGTAATAGGAAACCAAACCTGAAGCATTACTGTTTCTAAGAAATTAACTAACCAAGTACATTCCGGGTCAGTTGACTCAATAGACATAAGAATATTTTTTGTTGTTACAACCGTACCTTCTGGTACTGCCATAATTCTAATTGGTAATTTACCGCCATGTTTTTCAACAATATAATCAAATTTACTTCTATCAAAAACATCGTTACGTCCAAATACTCCTTCAGGACTATTAAGAACTGCTTCAGCTTCATCAACTTCTTCTTTAAGGATAGCAACACCTTCAATAAATTCTTTAAGGAAAATTTGTAAACCATAGAAAACTGTAGTATCAAATACACCACCACGACTTTCAAGATAAGAATAAAACCCGGTAGTATTATCTTCATAAAACTTATGATGCGAATATTTGTAAGCATCACCAAGTAATACTAAATTGTTAGGTTTATCTAATACTTTATTAATTAAGTATTGTACATCTGTTAGCCCAGCAAAATCTTTATTTTTTATCGCTTCAGCTAATCTTCGTTTAATTGTTCTCTGTAAACTCATTTTATTTTATTTAAGTTAATAATTTAATTGATTGCAAATATATGAAATTTTTTCTAGTAATGCAAGTTAATAAATAACACATTTGGGTCATCGTCATATTTAGCACAACAAAATGCTGGATGATATTGTTCTAAACTTTCTTTTACGATAACACCATTTTCATCTTTAAATGTATTCTCACCTTCTTTTAGGTAAACACCCCATTGATGTTTTTCATAATAAACATCTTCGATTCTTTGGATAACTACTTTAGAATCATTAGGTAAATTATGTTTATACAAAAACTCTTTCAAATCACCAACGGTTAAATAATATGAATAGTCATTTGTTAATTCGTCTTTTGTAATTTCTTTTATATTTTCTTCTAATATTTTACCTATATTTTCTGGTTTACCACAAACAACACATAATCTAGGATGTGGTTGATTCATAGCTTTACTATAACGACAAATATGGTTTTCCTGTGTTATTGTTTGACAAAATAATGGTTCTGTATAGTCAAATAGTTCATCCAATTCGTCCCACATTGGTTTAAATTCTGTGATTACATTTAACGCTTTTTTAAATCTTGGGTATCGCAATTTATATTTTTTGTACATACCACTACCCTTACTTTTAGAATATGTTCCATTAGCCAATCTATCACATAATTTACCAAAAATAGCTAATCTACCTTCTTCAACAATACCATCATAATATTTTTGATTTTCTCGTTCATCCGGTGTTTTACCCTTTTCGTTATGTAATGCATAGGAAATATTAGCCACTATTTCACCACAAGTTTCTTTAACATCATTATATGTTTCTCTAGCGTCACTGATAATATCGTGGCACCATAAACCACCTTCAGCGAATGGTTTTTCATATTCTGTTAATAAATAAGAATATTTGTGGAAGAAAGATATACCCATTTCTAAATGGAATGAATAAGGTTTACCATCATAACTTTGATTCACAAATGCATGTCTTTCACAAGCATAATTTTTACATATTGTAACTAATTTTTCCATTTTATTATTTTTTAAATCCTTCTAACTCTTGATGTAATACAACTAATTTTCTAAGACCACCACCATATAAGTTTTTCATATTCATTCTATATTGGCCCCTTACGAATAAAAACATAATGCATTCCATAATAAAATGTGGTGTGGCAAAAATATAGTGAAATATAGATATTATAGTAGATAATATAACACCACCTAATATTTTTGAAAATAAGGTATTAAAATTCTTAAACCCAATTTTCATTCTTGTCCAATGTATTTTTTCTTTAAGAATATACACTTGAATTAAATTTTTATTGTTATTTTTCATTTTCTTCTTTTTTAACCTTATCTCTATATTCATTAACATGTCTATAAAATTCAGTATATTGGACCTTATTAAGATATAAAATATCTTTTGTTTCTATTTTAGGTATACTCATATCAGTAACCCACTTATTACCGTCAGTTATATATCTAGTTTTTTCAATGCCATACCAACTATTAGTATCTATTTGAACAATTGAAACATCATCCCAGATATATTTTTCTTCTTGAAACTCGGTATCATAATTCGTATGGTATGTAATTACACCAGTTTTATAATCCATATAAAAATAATCCGGTGTTGAATCACGAGTTATTACTGTATCAGCTTTGGTTGCACCAACCTTTTCACCTTTTTTTGTAACTGTTATAAATCTAACAGTAGTATCTTTATCAAAAAAATAATATGTAATTGGTAATAATTTAGATTTCTCAGTGTAAATTCGTTCTGTTGGTAAATAATTCGTGAATACACTTGAAACTATTAATGTACCACCAAAAGTAAAACAAAGAACTGTTATAGCTACAGTAGCCAATTTTTCATTGAACTGTTTTCCGTATAAGCATTTTGAAATTATAACTCCAATTAATGCTGAAATAAAATATGTATACATAAATTCTATTTTTAAAGTTAATAATTAAACAAGAAATATTGGTATACTGATTAATAATCCTATTATCAATATAGCAACACTACCAGCTGCAAATCCTTCATTTCCTTCTTGTATTACCCATTCTCTATCGTATTTTTTTGTATCAGCGTTATAAGTTTCTTTTTTAAGTAAACGTTTATCTTTAGCATAATTTCTATGAACAAAATAACTAATAAATATTACTAATATAATCCATATAAAACCAAATGCTATTTGAATTATGTCTTCACCAATAACTTTATATATAACTAAAAACATAGTTATTTTACCCAATTTAGTTTCAGAAAAATCTGAAGCAGTTTTAGTTATTGCCGTTAATGCACCATCAAATGCATAACCAACTTCTTTACCTAGACCAACCCACTTGCCAATATTTTCAACTTGTGTGTCTGTTTCAGTTATAGTTTTAACTGATTTGATTTGATTCTGAACATCAATAGGTAATTTATTTAATTCCTCTTGACTTAAACTTGTTTGAGAATACGTTACTAATGAAAGTAATACGATAAACAAAAATGACACTAATTTTTTCATAAAATAATTTTTAAGATTAATAATTTAATTACACTGCAAATATAAAACAAAAAAGTGAGACTACCAAATATAATCTCACTTTTTTTTAATTTATTTTAATATTATTATTTTTTCCATGTAATACCCGGACAATAATCTTTTTTCGAAGCTGAAAAGTAATCACCAAATATACCAGTGAAATTCTTCATACCTTCCCAAAACCATAGACCAAACGATTTGAATACTTTAAGGCATAAAAATCTCCAGATGAAATGATTAAATATGAAATTTAATGGGATTAGAACTAACCAATATAATGGAGTGTATACAACATAATATAATGGTTTAACAATACCTAAATATAATACTTGTATGTACCACACTGAACCACCATGTTTATATTTTGCCACAACATCTTCAATATGACCAGCAATTATTTGAAACAATTTATATAATAAGAAAACTATTACAGTACCAATAACAATAACAATAGCTAAAATAACCTGTAAAATAATTTTCCATATCGACATTATAAATATACCACCAGCTATTAACCCTAATGTTAAATAATTAACTATGAAGTATGTTACAAATAAGAATAATAATGTAATTAAAACACCAGTCACTTTTTTAGCTACTTTAATCATAGTAGTAAAATCTAACGATGATAATTTTTCTAATGAAGATGTGATTGAATCCCAAGCATCACTAAGAAATCCTAATTTATTGTTAATTTTTCTAATTAACTCATCACGTTTTTCTTCTTTTAATTCAGCTTTACGTTGACGTTCATATCTAAGTTGTTCACGTTCTTTATTTAATTCGTAACGTTCATCTCTAACTTTTTTTAATTCAATTAAAATCTGTTCTCTATCAGACATATTATCCCAATCAAGATTTAAATTTTCTTTAGCCCAATCAGTTAATAGTTTTTCGCCACTAACATTTACCTTTTTAAATTTTTTAGGTATTCGTCCATATGAACCATAATTATAAATCTCATACGCAGTATATGCATCTAGACTAATTACCCACTTCTCTAAACTTTTTAAAGTTTTTTGATAAATGTATTTGTCTACAAAATTACCAATCGCATAGATTAATTTAAACAATAGTTTAAACGGACCAACAATAGGTACCATAATTACACATACGAACATTAGAATCCAAAAATACCGGCAGAAGTTGAAGGTATTACTTGGTTTTGGTGAGTTATCACCTAAGAACCATAACATTAATTTATAATGCCAAGAGTTCTCACTTAATTCAATCAATTTGATTTCATTTTCCATTTTTAACTTTTTTTAATTTATACTTATTTTACGTTATTTTTATTTTTATATTACCAATCAATTTTTATTGCATATTCACCAGCTTCGATAAGACCTTTTTTATGTAAGTCATTAGCTACCGCTTGTACATTCGGGTAAAAATTTCTTTCCCAGAATAAACCAATATGACTTTTATCTTCACACCATGACTTTCTATCACTTGTATCATAATAATAATTACAAGTTTTAAGTTCGGCATCAGATGGGTTTAAAGGTGCTTTAGGGTCTCTATTTAACCATACATCAAATTTAACACCCATATTTCGTTCATCATTTATGATTTCAGGTATTTTATCATTCATATATTCATCAGAGTATTCTTCTGGTATGGTTATGTATATAAGGCCTCTACCTCTACAACCATCTTGTTGTTGAATATGATATAGTCTACCATAAGTGTTTGAGACCAATTCATCCCAATCACAATCTTCAATCTTTTGTATGTTTTTAGTTTTAATCATAACTCTATAATTTAATACTATTTAAAAAATTTTCCATTAATTCAACATGTTCTTCCATAATAATATTATGTAATTCCAATTTATCACTAGCTTTTTTAAGGTCATTAATTAAAACCCATGAAAGTTCACAAATATCATCTGTTGGTATTGGTGAACCAAAAATAAATGTCCCTACAAATAATGTTGACATAATACCATCTTTAGCCCTACGATATCTCCAATCATCAATCTTTTGACTGCAGACATATCTTAAATCACCTATTTCACAACCACCAGTTTCCTCACTAAATTCTCGTTTAGCAGCTCGTTCTTTACTATTATCACTTGGGTCAACAAACCCACCAATGAATCTCAATTTGTTTTCATTAGGTTTTTTGGCTAATAGAACTTTACCTTCATTATTTACACATGCAACATCCACAGTATTATAAGCTGTTGGGTATCTGTCAGCCTTACCATATATAACACCAGCTCTAAAATCAGAAGAACCTAATATTTCTCTAGTAACTTCTTTTCTAACTTCAGTACCACTATAAAATGTATCTGTTATTAATTCAACTGTTTGGTGTTTACCGTGATAATGAGGTATAAACGAATCCCTACTACCATATAATAAAGCTTTACCACCATTAAATGTCATATCGATTTGCTCATCGATATTTTTAGACCATTTATTGTCATCACGATTATCTTTAACAGGTAATATAATTACGTTAGGATAATCATTTTGTAGCATAGCCTTACGAGTAGCAAAATCTAAAGGGTCTGTTTCTGGCCGATGTATTGGTGGTATACCTAAGAATAAAATCACTTTTTTATGATTTTTACACACATCTTCAACTAATTCTCTTTGTGATGGGTGTAATTTATGCACTTGGAAGCGAGCTATGATACATCCAATGCTATAATCATTTGGGTTAACAACTCTTTTTATCTCCATAATGTTATTTTTTTATTATCCATTTATAATTTTTATATTCACTTTTTTTCATTTTAACAAGATGATAATGTAATTCTTTATAATAAAAACCATTCTCATTTTCTGCTTTAGCTATACTTGGGTATGTACTTATTAAATTACCTTCTAAATCATATTGTTCTATCTCAATAGAAATAGCACTTTGTAAGTTTTTACTCTTTAATGTATCACTTATTTGCTTTTTCATGTTATCAGTAATTATATAACCACCATTATTTAATCTACTATTCTTAACCTTTTCAATTCTATTAATTTTTACATTAAATTCAATATCACCCCAATAATTTTTTAATGACTCACCTCTTTTTTTTCTAGTTTCGTCACTTTGTATTAACCCAATATGACCTAACCTATTTGCCTCAACATGTTCGTCACTTAATTTTCTACCAGTTAATGATTCCGATATTTTCTTCTTAGTTTCATCACTTCGTTTCATACCAATATGAGAATTCAACCCAGCAATCAAAACCATATTTAATTCTGGTTTTTCATAATCTAACCATTTTTGTTCTGTTTCAATTAATATATTAATATCTTCAACATACTCTAATATTTTAAATTCAAAACTATCACCACCATATTTATTCCAACTATTCTGTAGTTTTATTGAATGATGTTTATTATTATTCAATAATCCAGTATGTGTTCTTTTTCTTCTTATAAAATCAGTAGTACTACCGATATATTTTTTACCGTTTTGTTTATTAGTAATACAATAGATTACTTGTTCTTTTTTATATTTCATATTAGTATTTTAATATAAATATAAAGCTAGCAATCAAAAACCCTACTTCATAATATTTTTATTTGAGAATACAAAGATATGGTAATTTTTTGATATATGCAAATTTATTTTGATTTATTTTTAGATAAAAGTTCTCTAACCATATTATTAGCCATTTCTTCGGTTATATTTTCAGTTATAACATCAACTTTAACCCATTTACCACTTTCATTTTTCTCGTGGAAAGTCCAGTCATCTTTAGGTATATTAATAAAATCTTCGGTATAATTCCAATCAGTACCTTCATTACAATTTATTTCAATTGTATTTTTTGTAGCATATTCTCTAATTTTACTAGTTTCAATCATAGCAAACTCAGAACATTCTAAATTCCATATAATATACCAATCTGATTGATTGTTTGCTTTTCTAATAGGTATGTGAATTGTTTTGAAGTTATTTTTAATAGCTGAAAAAGGTCTTCTCATTTCTGTTTCGAAACTTACAACCGTACCATCTTTAATAAATTGTAAATCCCATTTTTTATAACTCTCTTCATCAATATCACCAACTAATAAATAACCTTTAGCTTCCATCATTTCTTTTAGAGCTAGTTTAGATGGTTTATCCATACCATCATAAGCTTCCTTATTAAATGGTCGTACTTTTGTCATATTAAATATTTTTGTTGTAATTCAACTGGTAATGATTTTATTCCAGAACTACTATAATGAAGATATTCTACATCACAAAATAATGAAACAATCCTAATATCCGGTTTTATATCTTTTAAAAAACTATAAAGGTTTTGTTCGTATGCTAAATCAGTTGCATTACGTAAACCTCTGACTAATACTACACTACCATATTCTTTTTCTAATAATGTTATAAAATCGGTCAATAATGTCCTATAAGGCATTACAATATTATTAGGTAACTTTAGTCTTAATTCATTAGCGATAATAATATTTTGGCCTTTACAATCCTTTTGACTATTTACACCAACACCAACAATAACTTCATCAAAAATATCCATTGCTTTACCTAGAATATCGTAATGTCCTTTATGAAATGGGTTAAAAGACCCAGCGTATAATCCTACCATAATATTAATTAATCTCTATTAAAACCAAGTCTTTTCTTTTCTTGAGCCAATTGGCTACCATAAAATCCACGATACGATTCTTTAATTAGTAATAATGTATCACTTAATGTCCAATCTTTTATGGATTCACTCATAGAATTTAAATTATGTGATAAATTAGCTATAAATGCACCAGTTACATTTATTTTATTACCCAGTTCATCATTACCTCTTAAAGAATCATACACTTCTTTTATTTGCCATTTAGTCTCTAAATGTAAATTACAGACATCTTCTATTTGAGTACTATCTAGATAACCAAAATCTAATATCATATTAAATCTACCCGGTCTTTCTGCAGCACTATCAACCATATCTTTAGAATTAGTACTGGCTAAAACACTAATTTTATTTTTTTTAATACCATCAAAAAATTGAAGGAACGAATTTAATGCTGACATATTGCCATTACCACCGTTACCAGTTCTATTGGCTAAATAAATATCAACATCATCAATTACAATAACACCGGGGTCAAATATCGCACACGATTCTAATATTTGTAATAAATCATTACTATTATAAAAATTAGGTATTACAAATGTTGCATTACCTAATAATGAAAACATTATTTTACGAATACTTTCAGTCTTACCAGAACCGGGTTTTCCATTAAAAAGGAAACGACATGTATTATTATTCATAACTGATGTTATAAAATGGTCAACAAATCTTTTTTGTGTCGCATTTAATATAATATTTTTATTAAAATCTGATGTATTTAAAATTTCAATACCCTCAAATCTACTTTCATATAAAGTTATTTTTAATACTTTACCTTTATATTCAGAATTATTATAAGCTAATCTTTTAAACTCATTGAAAATTGAGTCATATTGTTTTTCATTTAAACCATTTTTTGTTGTGATACCTAAAACATTACATAGTTTACCATAACCATTCAAATATTGTCTTGTTTGAATTATAGTCATATCATCTATTTTATCCCAAGAAACGCTAAACCACCATGGGTATATGTCTTTTCTTCCACCACCAAACGATATTCTTCCAGTATTTGCTTCTGATATACCATAAGTATGTACTTTAATACCTAAATCATTATCATTTAAACATTTAAATAAAAAATTATTTATTATAGCAAATTCAATTATAGATATGTCACGTTCAGCTAATTTATCTGTTTCATAGTCTATACTTTCTACACTACCAACTAATTCTACTTTAATTGGTTCTTCTTCAGAACATTCATCTAATGTATGCATTATATTTTATTTTTTTCAATTAATTCTAATTTTTGTTTCAATTCTTGTAATCCACCAAAATCACCTAATGTTGTTTTCGATGTAGATAATTTAGGAACTTTCTTTATGATTGGCATATCAATCGTTCTAGGCTTATTAAAGGCTTCTTTATTTTTGGGTGGTGTACTAACCACTTTTTTATTAAACATGTCTGTATTGGCTTGTTTAATAGCCCAATTAATATGTTTATCACCTTTAAGAACTTTATCAACTAGCCATTCATAAAATATTTGATATACTGGCATAGCTATGAATGTATCAGTATCATTACTAGTAATTCCCATACGTTTATCACCAAACGCTTTTACTAACGGATGCTCAATTTGTTTTCCATCAGTGTTGAAACCACTTTTAATGTGTTCCATCATATTTTCAAAATAGTCATTACTACGTGAAACCTCAAAAACTTCTTGAACTGATAATAAATGAATATCACTTATAGCACATTTAAATCTTCCTTTTGGTTTATCAAAAACTTTCTCAGCCTTTCCTACTGGAAAATAGGCTTTAATTAAATGTGTTAAAAATTTTCTTGATTTTTCACCACGATGCATTTCGTCTAATCGTTTATACACATCTTCTTTTGTAATCATTATATGAATATGTTAAAAGTTAATATTATTGTTGTTATATGTAATAGTTGGTCTAAACCTAAAACTCTAAAAAAACCACTATAATTCTTTTTAGCGTAAAATTTAGAAGATAATTGACTTGTGAAAAAATCAATAATAGTATGTATTACACCGTTTATAACTGAATATTTAATTACTAAAATTATTGGTAATATTTGCATAAACATCACAAGCGATAACGCAATTAACAAACCAAACGATAATGTATATTCGCTACCATGTATTAATAGATATTTAATGTTTTTACTTTTATTATCGGCTATTTCACGACTTTGAAGTAAATAATCAGCTATATAATGTATAATAGCTAATATAACAAAATAATTTAATCCTACTGCCATTACGATAAAAATGTTTTAATTACTTCACTGGCCATTTTACCATCATATTCACCAGCATAATTTTCTGATAAGTATGACATAACTTTACCCATATCTTTCATAGTTGAATATGAATTATCTTCAACAATCCTTTCAACAATACTAGTTAATTGTGTTAAACTCAATACTTTTGGTAAATAACACTCCAAGTAAACATTTTCATCAATTGTATTACATTCAACATTCGATGAAATTAATTTCTTAATTATTGATATGGCCTCACCATCAGTTACCGGTGATGTTCTACCAACTTCTTTAGATTTTTTATCCATTTCACCAATTAATGTAGATAAAACATTTTTTTGTGCTGTATTACCACTCTTTCTAGCTGACAACATATCGCCAGTAATTTTTTCTAATAACATATTTTTTAATTTATAGTTAATTTTTACCAAAAATACTAATAATAAATGACTATTTCAATTATATTATCAATTATTTTCTAGCATAGACATAACTTGTTCAACAATTATTGGTACCGTACTTTCTTTACCTTCTAAAACAGTATATTGTATATTATGTTTTCGTAATAAATCAGTTATTTCTTTATCTTTAGCCTTAGCACCAGCTTCATCTTGCATCCTACCATCTGAAACATAATGTCTTACTCGTTTTATCAAATAATTTACATTAGTGACATCATTTCGATTGAATTCATCAACAACAAATTGTTCGAATGATGGTGATATAACATCGAAATCAGCATATATAACACCCATTAAAAATGGACTATCTGTAATAACGACATCAACCTTATTCTTTAAATGAAACATTCTATTATGCTGTTCACCTAAAATATGTACCTGATTAGTTAATAAATTAGTTGTTTCCGACCATACTAAATCCTTCGCATATTCCGTAACTAACTCACAATTAACAAACTTCCTTTTTAATTCATAGAACACACCAGCTGCAGATGTACTTTTACCAGCTCCGGGTCCACCCCATAGATTAACAAATATAGTTTTTTTATTTTCTTTCATACCCTTGTTTTTTTAATTTTACCAGTTTGTTTCTTTATCCATTCAACATACTTAGCTATTTGTGGGTGTGATAATAATAATTCTTTTGTATTATAATATCTCCCCATATCTTTCTCAGTAATATATTTATGTATTGTTGAATGACAATCATCCTTACATATTAATATCTTACGATTCTTCATATCTTCTTTGGTAAAGTTCTTTATAAACCATTTATTATTATGATTTATTTTAGGAATTAAATGATGTTCGTTTAATTCATTTTCCCTACCACATAATTCACAATTACCTAACATGTTATTTTTTATTTATAATAGGTTCAATAATAAACCCAAGTTTATTATATCTGGGAATACCCCTAGTAACAAATTCATTATTAATGAAATTAGCTTTATTATTAGCAACTACCACTCTTTCATCATTAGAATTAATGTAATCATATTGAATACCTTCTTCATCGTCACGATAATCCCACACACCACCAATATATTCGGTACCATCACTATCTTGCACTACTTCAAGTGCTAACCCAAGAGGATGTAGGAATTGTCTATTTAGTTCTTGAAGGTAACCATTCTCTCTAAATTCCTTAATATCAATTTTTTTAATTTCATTTTCCATATTATATCATGTATTTAATTGATTTTATTAAATCTTCAATGTTATCAACTTGTTTAATGTAATAACGTTGTGCTACAATATCTACATTACCTTGTCTCCAAAAACCATCAGGACAACAAATAATCATTTTATGGTCTTTAGCAAATAAACCTAATTCCAATAATGATATTGGTGACATTGTACCCGGTTGTAAATATAATACAATTAAATCAGCTGTTTCTAAACCTTCCAATTCCCATTGAACTTGCCATCTAAATTGGTTATTACTTATATCTTGCTTCCAAGATGAATCCCAATCATTTCTACGTGGATTTAAAAATGTTATATTATCTTCATCATTAAATGAATTTATAATTTGTGTCTGCCAATCAATAGCGACACCCATTTCAATTGAACCAGCTAAAAAAACGCTTTTATTACCTTTAGGTATTACTATCTCACTTGGTGGTTTAATTACATTCATTGTTTATAGTATTTAATTTTTCTTTTAATTTTAAGAATCTTTGAGCACAATCAATTTTTTTATTCTTTAATCTATATGCTCGTCTTATTTTTAGTCTTGTAAATGGCATAAATAAACCATTGATAGTATCTATATGATTACCATCAATCATAACATCAACACCGTACCAAAATGTAATACTAAACGAATCTTCACACTTAAATTTAAAGCTAACTCCACTAATGTCATTAGATGTAAATTCAGTCCAATAATCATCATAATCATAACAAATTTTGGCTGTCCATGTTAGTTTATTTGTTTCTAATAAATCATAAAACAATAACTTATATTCTCGAAGTATCTTCTTTTTTAATATTATAGCATTCACATTATCAATTTTAGATTACAAAGATATGTAAATTTTTTAATATATGCAAGTAAATAAATAAAAAAAGCCCACCAGCGATAGTGGGCTTTTTATTAATATTAAGCTTTTGGCTTAATGTCCTTAAGAATCTCACCAATTTCAACCTTAACTTTCGTTTCAGTTTCTTTTGTATAATTCACTTGAACGTAACTTATAACTTCAGACATCTTACTCTTCATCAATTTAAAGTTTGGTATAGATATTTTAGTTCTTTCATATCCCGGAAACATATATGATTTCCATTCATGTACAGCTACTTTAGCAGCTGAAGTATACATACCCTTATCAACTAAATGTTTTACCATTTGACTTAATTTAGTTAAATCATATATACTCACATTACATTTTTCACCATTAAATGTTAATTTAATTGCATGTGGTACACCACCAATTTTAACTGTTAATACTTTATAAAAATAGTCAGTGTCTTTATTAATAAATAGATGTTGACTTGTTTTTTCGAAATATTTCATTATTTCTTGTCCAATTACTTGTGACTTGTTTTCTGTTGTTTTTACTATTGTTTCCATAATTTTTTTATATTTTAAGTTTTTTATTATTAATTGTGCTTTATATAGCACTTTTTATTGTTTTTATTATTTATTTTTTACCATTTAATAGTGTAATTTATTACACATTCTAATGTTTTATGGTGGACGATATATCTATTTCATATTGGTAAAATTAAAATAATTGTGATTCTTCTCTTAAAGCTAATGGTAAATTAGATAATAACTTCCTAGATGCTTCCGATGGTTCGAATGAAACAGCTGTAATTTCATTATCAATATCAGGTTCTCTGAAGATTGAAATGTTAATATTTCTTAAATTTGCTTTGAAAATCAAATCCTCTAAGTGAGATAAATCTCGTGCAGATAAATGTACTAAGTACTTGGATTTGTCATGCCATTCTTTGGCGATTTCTGGATGTTCATGTTGGAATTGGATGCCAGCATGAGATAATTGTGGTGATTGATAGTTATATGGTAATGAACCATTAACAACCACGTACAGCTTTTTAATCTATGTTTCTTTCATAATGTTTAATTTATTAATTATATTATCTTTATATGTTATTCTTATTAATTTAATACCGTTATCATTACAGTAATCAGTCTTTATTTTATCTTTTTTAACCCTATCTTTTAAACCTTCTTCACCACCCCATTCATTAACTACCTCAAAATGTTGTCTACCATCATATTCAATACATGTATTTAAATCCGGTAAATAAAAATCAAATGGTAGTACTCTTAAATCAACGCAATTTTCAAATATTTTATATTTTATGAAGTTAATATCATTAGATATTAAAAATTTTTTTATTTGTTTTTCACCCTTTGATTCATTACATATTTGGCAGCCAGAACCTCTAAGATGGTAATCAGGTTTCTGTTCAAATTCACCATGTATTGGACAAATTATCTTAACAGGTATTCTCTTATTTATATAATTAACCAATGAATAATCATATTTATAACCATGGACTAATTCAGCTTTATCTATAAATGTTTTATTATTATGTTTACACCCACTACAATAAGGGCACCCCGAACCATTTATATGATGAGATGGACTTTGTTCAAATTCACCATGGATTGGACATATAATAATAACTTTTTTATGAGTTGTTTGATAGTAAACTTTAGAATAGTCGTATTTAAATTTATGAATATTTTGACTATCAACTATAAATTTAAATAATGACTTACGTAAAATATCATTTCTTATTATATTACCACATTTTGGGCAATTACAACCTTTTAAATGATTATTAGGTATCTGTTCAAATTCACCATGAATAGGACAAATTATTTTTACCTTAGTACACCAATCGATGTAAGATACTTTAGAATAATCGTATTTGTTATTATGAATTAAATTAGCTTTTTCAATAAAATCGCACATATTAGAAAATTTATTTATATTAAATAAATATCTAGAATTTTTATAAAACACTGTTTGTACAGCTTCATATTGTTGACCTAAATCTTTTCGGTCTACAACGTACAATTTTGATTCTTTTGTAATCTAGTGTTTCATAACTTTTCTTTTTTAGTTTATATTAATAAATATGTTACAATTTTAAAAAATAATCCTCAACTGCGTTTAACCTCTACAGCATAGTTTTGTATAACGTGGTATTATTTCAAATACCTTGTGAATTATTTCGTGTCCCTAATCGGGTTCGAACCGATGCACACAGGCTTTTAGAGGGCCCGGCTCTGCCACTGAGCTATAAGGACATATTTGGGATAGTGGTTAGCAAGCCACATCTAGAACAATATTCAGTATCTGTTAATCACGTGATTTGAACGCTATGCTAGTATCACACTAACCAAATTAACCCAAAATATTGGTGATTACCGCTATAGGCTCTCCCCTGACAACTTGTTTTCCCTAGTAAGGAATTCTTTAGGTTACTAGCCGGGGGTTCGAATCCTTCCTATTGTTCTAAAATGGTAAGATAACAACCATAGGCTTAATTTGGGAAACACTACACTAGCTTTTACCTTTTATTAAGTTGCATCCACCAACCACCCCATCTAGAACTTAGGTCTTGGTCTATCGTATATGTAATTAAATTATGTCACCGATTAATCACTTCGGCTAGGTTTTGTATTGACTTGCGGTCCGTCAGACCATTTACTGACACCTTGATTACATAATCTAATTACTCTACAAAGATAATTATAATTTTTGAAAAAAACAAGTGTTTTATCAATTATTTTTAAAAAATATTTTCATCTTCTAAATTAATTTCAATTTCATTATGTTTCCAACCTAATTCTAAGTCTCTACAATTGGTTAAAGCACTGGTATAATCTTTATAATTCTTCCAATCACCACCACAATTATAAACCACTCTAACAGAATCTAAAGAATGTTCCGGTATTTCTTTAATAATACCATTTTCAAACTTATTTTGTATCTTTAAATGCTCTGGTTGGTAACATACCTTATCACCTATATTTACTGTCGCTATATTAATCATTTTATTATTTTAAAAGATTATCTAAATATTCCTTTGAATTTATCCACATCATGGTTTCAACATCATATACTTCTTCTACATTTTCAATAAATGTTTTTGAATGAGTTGAAATAATAATTGGTTTACCTGTTTCTTTTAATTTATTTAAATATTTCAATTGATTTCTTAAAGATAATCCTTGTTCTGGTTCATCTAAAAATAACATATCAAAATCTAAACTTAAAACACCTAATAAAACACCTTCTCTTGTTTCACCATGACTTTCAGCGGCCCACATAAAAATATTATTTACCTCTTGTGCACTATGTGTAAAACCTTTTTCTGGATTAGGTGTAGTTACTTTAGGGTTGGATTTTTCCATATCAACATTAAAAACCTTTAACCCCTTTAAATTTTCTTTATTAACTTTAATAAATTGCTTGATTAGAGTTGATTTACCACAACCATTATCACCAACCAATAAGTTTATACCATTTTTTAAAACAAACTCTGTATTCGCTTTATATAAGGTTTTATATTCACGTGTAATATAATCAAAACTTTCTTTTTTAGTTAACTTTGCTCTTTGAAAAGATTTTAAACCTAATTCTTTAGACTTTTCACTTATTTTTTTATTCAAACTTCTTTCATCTAACTTTTCATATTTCTTTTCAGTAAACGTATTTTTTCTAATTGGTGAATAATCCCAAGTAGTTTCAATAACATAATCTTCTTCGAATTTAATATTTAAGTTTTTCATATTATTTTTTAACAATATATTTATATTTTACTTCTGTAATTTGTTCCACTTCATCCATACTAAGGATTATACTATTATCACTACCCCAAGGATTTTCATAAAGTATACGATAATGTTTATTTAATATATTATTAAAATATATACATTGTACTAAATCACAACCCGGTCTGGATTGTATAACATCTGTTGTTATTAATTTAAAGTCAAATTGTTTACCTTCGAATACTTCAATTGCAAATTCATTAGTTAATTCCATAATATATTATTTATTAATACTTCTGCAAATATATAACAAATAAATGAGACTACCAAATAATTTTAGGATTTTTTTAATATATTGGAAATAAATTTTGAGCTACTAACAAGAATTGAACTTGCATCTCACCCATACCAAGGGCGAATTCTACCGTTAAACTATAATAGCATTATTTGAGAACATTTTTTACAACACCTGTAATTTGAAACCTTTCAATTTCTACCCAATTAGTTATATCATTACTCATTACTGGTTTACCACCATCATTTACATTAACTGCGACTGTTATGTGTGGTATTTTATTGTTTGAATGATAACCTTCAACTCTAACAGCTAAAGCTTTATTACTTACCCCTCTGTGAGTTACGGTTAATGTAACATTTTTAAATTCATCATCATTGATATTTAAATCTGCCAAACTTTTACCGAATTGTATTGTCATGTGATGAGCAAATGGTTTCCAACCTTCTGGAACACCAATTTTACTTAATAATATATTATGACTTTCTTCATCTAAAACAACAGCACAATATAAGATATTGTTATCATACGATTCCCTTAACTTCTGTTTTATTAGATTTTTCATAGTATAAACTTTATTTTAATATAAATATATCTAAAAATAAAAACATATTGGAAATAAATTTTGAGCAATAGAAGAATTTTGAAATCTCGACCTTGACATTGGCAATGTCACGCTCTGCCTCTGAGCTACTACTGCATGGAGCCGGCACTGCGATTTAACAGTGAATCACCCGGCATTTGTGGGCTAGAGGGGATTTAAACCCGTTAGTTAATCACATACTTTTTATAGCTAATTATTATATGTAATTCTAACCTAATTAACCTTAGTCATTATAGACAGCCACCTTTATAACGATGACCCGAATTCATCACATTCGTAGCTAACCCTTTTGAGTCGATAATCAGAATCGAACTGACATCCTCAGTTTGGTAAACTGACGCACTAACCGTTGTGCTATATCGACATTTATTTTAAACCATCTTTTATTAAAAATTTTAATTTTAATTTAGCTTTATCGTATTTAGCTTTAGTCTTTTCAAACTCTTCAGATGATACATTATCTTTAAAGTTTTTACTATCTAAACGTTTCTTTAGAAATTCAACATATTTCTCTTCTTGACCTATTAAATCAATTTTTTTATTTTTACCCATAATTAAAAATTTTATTGAGCCTTCTGTCAGATTCGAACTGACGTGTCATTTGCATGAACCGGGTTACAAATCCGGTATAATCGACCACTATATGAAGAAGGCATGGTCGGAGGTAGCTTTTCCCATTCGTTCCGCTTCAAAAGCTTACGGTTAACAATGGTACCCCCGTTTGGAGCCACAAGAGGGACTCGAACCCCCAACACCCTGATTACAAGTCAGGTACTCTACCAATTAAAGCTATTGTGGCAATTATTTTACATCTATAAATTCAATAGATGTTATTTCAGAATTGTTTTGAATAGATTCAAAACTCTCATGTAATGTTTTATTTTTACACGATTCTAATATTTCACTTAACCAATGAAATGCTGATTTGTCTACTATTATTTTCATATTATGTTTTTTAGTGCAGTAATTCGGACTTGAACCGAAAACCCTCTCATTGGAAGTGAGACGCTCTTCATTGGAGCTATTACTGCGTTATTTATTCTAAATCCTATGACATATATTCAATATCATGTTATTATTAATAATTAAATAGATGACCGTAGCCAAGGTTCTGTTTTAATCTAACATTTATCTATATATCATATGATATATCCGGTTTTTCATTCCGGTGCCACTACCTGTCTATCATCGCAATCTGAGGACCCTTGCTAAGACTAATTTGTGTTGCATCCCATGTTGCAGTGGTATAACGTATAAATTAATATACTTCCACTTCTCAGAGAGATGCCTTGAACTTCCTCTTCACCACATTTAGTATTATGTGATAAAGCGTTAGAATGCCTGTCTATTTATTATTTATTATTTTTTAATTGTTCTTTAATTTTATTATCCCATAAATTAGTATCACGTAATTTAGTTAATCGTTTACAAAATTCTGATTCAGTTAATACTGTTTCACTTTGTTTATTTTTACCTATTGAATGTGTGAATACAGCATCATTAGTTGATAACAAATCTTTCTTAAAATTTTCATTAGTAAATAAAGCTTCGTATGCTCTATTTAATAATTCTTGGTATTCTTTAGATTTTCTCTGGAATGCTTCACCTTTCCACCATAATGTTTGTCCTGTTTTCCAAGCTTTATTACGACCACTACCTCGTTTCTTAGCACCAAACCCAACCAATTTACAAACCTCAGCTTGAATAACTCATTCTCGAATTTAAAGGATTGTAATAACCCTTCCATTGATGCACATTCAACACCATCAAATATAAATTGTCTAGCCGTAAAATTACTTAGTCTACCAGCAACACCTTTATTATTTCCACCTATATCCATATCATTATATTTTAATCAAAGTTACTACTTTTTATCTATTAAAACAAGTAATTAATACTATTTTTGTGACCCACGTTTGGAATCGAACCTAACACTTTTAATAAACTCATAAATGATATTTATTAAATTACCGAAGTCTTTTATTTGCTAGTAATACTCTTCCGAGCCCGTAACGATACCAACAGCAAGACGCAGACCAATTTATTTGTGGGTCACAGGGGTATCGAACCCCACGTCATCTTATTCACATAAGATTTACCATGTATGTTATACTTTAACTCAACGTCAATCTCAATACGCAGCCCATATTGTCCATCCGGTTGGATTCGAACCAACGCAACCCATATTAAAAGTATGGTGCCTCTCGCTTACGCTCCACTCGGCCACGGATGGAAATTTTTGTGTATCCGGTGGGGCTCGAACCCACGTTGAACATACTGTTCCTACATTAAAAGTGTAGAGCCTAAACCAACTCGGCCACAGATACATTTATATTATGTCTTTATACCAATTAAATTGTTTAGCAGTTCTTCTCCTATGACAATTGGCACATCTAACATCACATTTTTTAATTTCTTCTAATATCACACCCCAAGAATACCCAGCATTAACCATATTACCAACACCATCTATTTTATCAACATTATCTTTATGGTCAAATTCTAATACAATAGGGTCTTTTTCACCACAATCAATACAATATGATTGTGATAGAACATCGAAATATTTTCTTTGGTTTTCTTTTCTAATTCGTTTATTTCGTTCACCAATAATTATTTTATGTTTTTCTCTATTATCATTATAATATTCTTTAGATTTAAGATTACTACATTCACGACAAATATTACTATGTCCATCTTTACGAGTTTTATTTTTATTAAAATCAGTTAATATCTTGATTTCTTTACATTTAGTACATATTTTAGTTTCCATATTTTTTCATTTAATATAATAAACTTTTAAACAAAAGTAAATGTTAAAAGCTATTGTTGTCACCCCAAAGAGACTTGAACTCTTGACTCCGATATTAAAAGTATCGTACTCTACCAACTGAGTTATGAGGTGAAAAAGAAAGATGAATTTAAAGGAGGGATTAAGTTAGAAAAAATCCATCTCTCAAAGGATAACATTATCAGCACAATAATGTCAAGTGTATCGTATGTGGGATTCGAACCCACGAATCGATTACTCGAAGCCAGCTTGAAAAGCTGGTGACCTAGGCCGCTAGTCTAATACGACATAATATTGTAGCCCGTAGGGGAATCGAACCCCTGATTCTAGGTTGAAAACCTAACGACTTAACCGTTTGTCCAACGGGCCATTTAATAAAATTTATTTGATTTGTCACACATACCGGATTCGAACCGGTGATTTTTTGGTTGAAAACCAAACGTCCTAGGCCTCTAGACGAATGTGCGAAATTGCGAGATAAACTCGCATTATTAAAGGGCAACCGGGTAGGTCGACATGTATAATTACCCTTTAAAATAAGATGAATTAGCAAATTTAGCTTCTCTTGCAAAATCAGTATCATCGTGAACGTATTGATTGAATTCTCTAGATTCTAATTGAACAATTGTTTCAACTTCCATAGTAAACATTAGAATTAATTTATCGTATTCTTCTGTTTTATCTACTGGTTGTATTAAATTTAAACGAATGTTTGTATCACCGTTATTAGCTTTTTTTAATAAGAATTTTAATTGTTTTAAAGCCTCTTCTTTATAATCGATTAATGCTTGTTGATAATCAATTATATGTTGTTGTTTATTAGCTTTAATTTTTTCAATTAAGTCACTTTTGTTTACATTGATAATTCTACTCATAATTTTTATTTTTAATTTATGTTATTTTAAGAATAACAAAAATATATAATAAATTAAAAGATATCAACTAAAAATTCACTTTTCTTTTATCAGTAACTAAAATATCATCATTTCTATCTAATGTAATATATTCTAAATTTACTAATTCAAATTCTTTAAGATGTTCTATAACTTCATTAGCTGTAAATTCACTACAAGAATATATATCAAACTGAAATTTTTGTGGTGTTTCTGAGTCCCACACATGCATACTGGCATGTGATGTAGCTAAAGTAACAGTACCGGTTACACCTTCATTACCTAAATCATCAACATATACTGATGTTGGTCCGGCCACAACTTTCATTCGTACTTTTTCAACTAATATACTTAACCATAAATTTAATTCTTTAACTGTTTTAGGTGCTTTTTTACATTCACCCTTACAAATAAAGTGTAGGTGATTTGGCTTGAAAATTTCATTCATTTATTAAAATTATTACGATAATATTATTTAATAAATAAATATCAAGAAAACCATTAAAATTGTTGCGATAAAAGGATTCGAACCTTTGTTTGCGGTCTCCACGACCACCGTCCTGAACCACTAGACGATACCGCTGAAACTCATTAAAATTTAGACTGCATTCTTAACTTTTTTGAGATTGCTTAATATAATTCCGATATTTGCAGTTACGGTTTCATATCAAGTAATTTTGTGGGGCTGATGGGATTCGAACCCACTAAGCGTAGCAGCGGTTTTACAGACCGCCTCAACTCTCCAACGTTGACGCATCCCCAAATAGAGTGGGAGTAGTTGGACTCGAACCAACGAAGACCGAAGTCGAGGGATTTACAGTCCCTTGCAATTGCCGCTATGCGATACTCCCAAGTTAGAACAGGTTTGTCTTTTTGCGTTCTATTGCTCTACCAACTGAGCTATACCCCCAATATTAATATTTGTGGGGGCAATGGGATTCGAACCACATGACCCATAGATTTACCTAGCTTTTTATTTGCTGAATCAAACCTTTATCTAGTCGAGTATGCTGGCATCGAACCGACCAAGCGATGCCTCCAATGCACCGCTGCCTAAACCTTGGTCAATACTCGTTAAAGTTGTCCTACTAAGATTCGAACTTAGAACAACGGTATCAAAAACCGTTGTGTTACCATTACACCATAGGACAATGTTTATTTTTTTGCAGACCCCGTAAGACTCGAACTTACAAACCAATTAAAGGCATTAGATTCAAAATCTAACGTGTTTACCAATTCCACCAGAGGTCTAAAATATTTTTTTTATTTTATAATTATATTAAATACCGTATTACTAAATGATATTTATTAGTATAATACTTAAAACAATGAAATTAAATTATTCTGATAAAGTTAAATTCCTTAGTGGTGAATACCAAGATAAAATTGGTACTTATGTTGACGAAAATTCTAGTGCTTTTTTAATTAAACTAGATACCCAATCTATTATTATAATAGTAAGTAAATATAATACTGAAACAATTATAGAAAAAATATAGAAACAGGATTGACGTTGTTTCAATTAAAATTTGATTTTGTTTATTGCTGAACCAATCCTTTATTCTATTGTCGAACTAGAGGGATTTGAACCCACAAACTAAGTTAATTACTCTTAGTACCACCTATGTACAGTATCACCGTAACAGTTAGCTCGTTATTGTCGGGATGGTGAGATTCGAACTCACGAACCGAAGCTTCCAAGGCCCCGTTGTATAACCATCTGCATAACATCCCGTTTAGTCGAGTGATTTGGCATTCCACCAAATATACTAGGTCCCGATGACCACTGCACTATACTTGTGCTACACTCGTTATTTTATTCCCAATATGTCAATGAAAATTGGTTTTTGTAAAATATCTAGATATTTATAGATATATACAAATTATTATGATACCATTATACACTGAAGAAGAATTTAAAACCGCCAAATCATTTGATGAATTATCATGCCAATGTTTAATTTGTGGTAAAACATTTAAACAAAAAAAATACATTGTAAAAATGGCTTTAAGTCCAAAATATGAAAGGACTGGTGATTTTTGTTCACTTACATGTCAACAAAAATCTAATATAAAAAAAGATACATTTAAAATATTTAATTGTTGTAATTGCAATAAAGAAATTATAAAACAATCGTCAGCCAGTAAACGTCATAAAAATACTTTCTGTTCACATTCATGCTCTACAAAATATTTAAATTCACATAAAACTACCGGTACAAGACGTTCTAAATTAGAAATGTATGTTGAAGAACAACTTACATTACTTTACCCTAATCTAGATATTAAATATAATGATAAATCAGTTATTAATTCTGAATTAGATATCCACATACCATCACTTAACTTAGCATTCGAACTTAATGGTATATTCCATTATGAACCAATATTCGGTGTTAATAAATTAGACCAAATACAAACTAATGATATATCTAAATCAAAAGCCTGTATAGATGCAAAGATTGATTTATGTATAATAGATACATCTGGTCATAAATATGTTAAACCTAAAACTAGTGAAAAATATCTTAATATTATAATTAAAATTATTAACACTAGATTAGCCTAACTTTTTAAAATTTATCCAATATGTCAATGAACTTGTTTTTTTAATTCTATGTTTAGTCTATGAATTAATAACGGTCTAAAAACAAAAAACCCAATCTACATTTCTGAGGATTGGGTCTTTATATTATTTTGAAAGAATACTCTAATTCTTTACATAAAATTATATAACATACCCAATCCGTTTTGGCCCTCGCCTTTCGGTTGTTTCGTTCCTTGATATGTTGTATACGTTTTCATTGTTTTAATTTTTATATTTTTAATATTCTATTGTTTGTTTATAAATATACTGCAAAGATATGAAAAGTTTCAATACGAGTCAAGTATTTTCGCATTTATTTTCAAATTATTTTTTAATGTGTTGATTTATAGCTATTTAATTTCTTTCATTTTATCTCTTAATATACAAGCTAATTCATATTCTTCATTTTTAACAGCGTCATCAAGTTGTTCTTGTAGAGATTTTTCTTTAATTGGTTCGATATCTGTTCTACTATCATTAAAATTAAGAATAAATTCTGTTGGGTTATCTAATATTGATTCTTCAATAACTAAACCCTTATTTTCTTCTTCTTTCGTTAATTCTCTATGTCTAATTAAAACACCCTCACCAAGCACCCAAGTTTTTTCTTCAAATAAACTTTCATCTTTTAAAACAATTTTAACACTTATTGGTTGACCTAATACATTACTTATTTTAGCATCTAATTCCCCATGTGTTATATTTTCTGTTGACCAAGCTTCAATTTGATTTTGTATTGATAATATCTCTGGTGGTGTCGTATTAAATTGCGACCCGTAGAATTCCATAAGTTTATTTATATATTCTTTATATTTACTAGATATATGCTCATCGGTATCACCAGCATCACCACGAAATTTGTTTATATCATCTGGATTTTGGTTATTTGGTGTTTCACCTCGTTTACCAAAATCATGGAATAAAGGATTTGTATCATCATTACCTTTACCAAAAAACATATTACCAAATAAATCGAAAAAATTTTCATTCATAATCTATATTTTTAATTATACACAAATTTAACACTTTTTTTTTAATTAAACAAGTAAAACTATAGGTTTTTTATAATACCCTCAATAATTTTTTTTGCTTCATCATCAACATCAGACCCCTTTTTAATATTTTTTCTGTGTGGTATAAACCTCAAATTTTTAATATTCCCAATTGCTTCTGGTGGAATTTGATTCTTAAACTAAGTGTTTCCAACTTTTATATGTTACAATATTAAATACACTACTTTGTGAAATATTAAACATTTTAACTAACTCTTTTCTACTATAAGTCTTATCGATGTAATATTTTCTCATTAATATTACATCACTATCAGTCAATTTTGACATTGAATGATTTTCACCGGTTGAGGCTTCCTTTATTTTATTAATAATATCGTCATTATGTTTTTTACCATACATACCATTATTACTACCACTATTTTTATCGCTTATTTTTTCCTTAGTTATTGAATTATGATTCTTCCCTGACATACCAACATGATTAATTTTCATTAACTCAATAGTATATTCACTTGCCTTTTTACCATAACATGGGTTTTTTGTACCTGAATATTTTAAACTTAAATCACGTTTGTATTCATCAGAATGAATATGATAACCACTAATATATTTATTCCATGGTATAGAACCACATGAAAATCCATCGCCACCATGAGTCATATTTGTTAAATAAAAACCCCATGTTTTAAATTGAGATATCCAATATGTTTCCCAAAATTGCCATTCATTAATATCTACAACATCTATAACTTCTATTATTGGTTCTTTATTTTTATTTAATAATGAATTTACCCAAGCTTTTTTATGTGATAAGGTAGAGTTTTTAGATTCGTTAATATGTCTTTCAAATCTAGTTTTAATATCACCGGTTTTACCAACATACCTAACCTGTTTTGTATTTGGGTCGGTTAAAGTATATATAAATATTTTATTCATTTGTACTTAACATTTTTATTTCAGAATTTATAAAATTCCTTATTCTCTGACTCATATTAAAACCATTTTTATTACAAATGGTTTTATACGTTTTATGGGTTTCGTCATCTAACTTCACCAATATTCTTTTATCATTCCTCATCGTATATACGTTTATATATAAATATATACTAAATAATAAAAAGGGATGGTTAAATTATTTTTTTGATTATATTATTTATCAGATTAATTGATTCTTCGGTTATTTCACCACCTTTCTTAATATTCTTTGTATGATATATGAATCTAAGATTATCGATATGTGCTATAGCTTCAGGTGGTATTTGATTCTTAAACCCGGAATGGATTGGGTATATATGGTCTAAATGATATTTTCTAAAACCTCTTTTTTCATGATTCCTTAATATTGTTAAATCGTTTGCCTCTGTCAATAACCATACTTTAATATAATATATTTTTTTAGGTATATTTTTAATTGATTTAACTCGATTCTTAATATAAGGGTTTTTCTTTAGTAATATCTGTAATTCCTTTTTTTGTTCTAATTCTTCGGGATTTACTATTATTACACTAGCTTCTTTTACAAATTCATTATTACGTCTTACCCAAGTTCCTTTAGGGTCCCATACATATTCACGTTTCCCCTTATAATTTATTGCTCTATATTTAGTATTATCCATACTTATAAATATAGTGTTATTAATTATAATATCAAGGTTTTATCTTATTAGGGTAATCCACTATTACAATATAATCATTTAATGGTTCAGACCATAGTTTAGTTGCTGGGCAACCATTTATATGACCAGCATTAATTGCTGGGTGCAAACTATTTTTATCTATAATTTTTTTAATTTCAGAAATAGTTAAATTTTTCATATTCTATTTGATTAAATTAGTGATAGCTTCAGCAATTTCAGGTTTACCAATTAATCTTTCAATTGGGTCAGTATCACCATATGTTCGAAATAAGTTTAGATTTGTTTTTTCTAATAAATACCCAATGTGTTGATTTTCACGAACCATTTCAACATTATCATTAGCTATAACGGCATCGGAACCACTTTTATCCATTGATTCAATAGCTATTGTAAATAATTCATTTAATGTTAAACCAACTTCATATTTAAAACTAACTAAATAAACATTGGGATTCCATTGCTTAATCATAGGTAAAACCTTTGGGTTAACTTTAATAGTTTCTCTCATATATTCTATAAAACCTTCTGGGTCATTACTTTTAAGTTTAACCGGTTTAGTTCTATCAAAACCAAAATCACTAACGGCCATTGCGTGAATAACCACATCCATATTTGGTACTAACTCACTCATTATGGCTACTAGTGAGTTTACATCACTAATCTCATGATATCTAATATTTCTATGATTACCATATAAGTTGTATAGTGTTGGTTTACGACTACCCGTTGCATAAACATAATATACTTCATAACCTAACTCATCAAATTGTTGTGCTATTTCAGTACTTAAATTACCAGTACTAATATTAGTTAAAACACGAACATCATCAATATGTTCTTTAGTACCACCAGCTGTTATTAAAACTTTTTTCATATTATATTTCTTTTGAATTAATTAAATATTGTGTTGGGTCTAATAACCCTTTAGGTTTTGATTCACCTATAAGCCAATCACCATTGTGTAGTGTATCTTTATCATGTAAAGCTAAATGTAACATACTCATTGGCCTACCTTTATCATGTTTTATTACTGTTCTAACTAAACCAATGGAATCACCAGCTTTAATTATATTACCAACTTCTAAATCCTTAAATACCTCAATTTCACCATACACAACAATACCGGAATTACCTCTTGCATAAATAGCTTGTGTGTCATTCCACCATGGATAACCAGCAGATGGACCGGTGAAAGCACATATTTCAAGTATTTCACCATCTTCAACTGCTTTAACGATAGCACCATCCGGAGCATATAAATCAACACCTTTATGATGGTCGTGTCTTCTACGTACACCTAACGAACCAACGTGTGGGTATATTGGAATATCACATACTTTAGATAAATCAATTTGTCTATTTTCATCTAAATAATCCAAAAATGAATAAGAGTCATTTGTTGCTATTCGTTTTTTCGAATTTAATGGCCATACCCATTGTTTACTATTATTATATATTTCAAGTGATTTACTAACAATATACTCTGGGTCGGGTAATTTACCAATCCCAATAACACCACAAGCTAATAAACCCTCTGTCGCACCAATTATATGATACCCATATGATATTAACCCATTAATATTACTTTGAACTATGGGGTTATTATACATCTCAGTATTCATTGCCGGACAAATAATTTTAATTGTATTTTTTGGTATAGCTAAATTAATTGTTGATACTAAATCATCTGCAATACCATGATAATATTTACCAATAATATTTGCTGTAGCTGGTACAGTTAAAAATATATCACACGATTGAGCTTCTTCAATATGTGAAATATCGTGTACATTTTCAACAATAAATTTATTAGCTAGTACCCCTACTACAGTTGGTGTTATAAATTTAGTAGCGTTATCCGTCATAACAACATGAACTGTGTGGTCACAACCTTTAAATATATTGATAATACTAGCTACTTTATATGCTGCTATACCGCCAGATATGGCAATTAAAACTTTCATAATTATTACATTAAATAATTTAACACTGACTCCCAATCGGGAAATTTTTCTGTTCCAAAATGAATATGTTCCCATTCAGGGATAAAATGACCTGATTGTGGTACATCATCAATAAGATAATTACCCCTAGCAATTGTTTTATCTGGGCATAATATAAGACTATGACACATTTCAAAACCTAAATGTTTCTCAATCCAAACCCGTTTTTCGGTGTATGATAATGGATTAAGAACTGATGGTTTAGTTAATATATAAACTCTATATTTTGTTTTAAGTTTATTTACACCATCTATGGCACCCGGAATAGGTTCTAGATTTTCAAAAAATTTATATTGGCTCTGAGGCCATTTATTTCCGGGATTTTCGTGTAATGCTTTCCAAGCAGCATCTCTAAATTTACATATGGTATCGTCCATATCTACATATACAACTTCCCGATTATCAACTTCTTCAATCATATTACGATTTTAATTTTGGAATACCTAATTTATCTCGTAGTTTAATTAATTCTCTACGTTCTTTTGCACTAATAGCCATTGCTATTTTTTCTTCATTTGTAGGTTTATCTACGAAGCCTAGATAAGTAAGCATTACTTTATTCATAGTTTTTAAATAATTATTTATTATTAAACAAAGATAATAAAAATATTTGAATAAAACAAATATTTACACTTAATTTTTTGTGGAGTATGGTGTTTTATCACCGTTTCGTTCTCTATTTAAAATAGCATATTGTCTTTCAGATGCCCAACCATTTTGTTTTTGCATAATTGTATTAAGTATATCTAGTGCATATTTACTACTTAATACTTGCCTCCAATATTTTTCAGATTTAATCTCTTTAGAATAAATTGGATTATCAACTAAACCTTCTCTTAATCTATTTTTTATAAATTCTTTCATATACTATAAATATAATTTAATATAATAAAATAACCTAATAACTAGATTTAATTCCAATTATTAGGCATAATAAATAGATTTTTTTTATTTTTAATCTAAATATAAATCAAAATTGTAGATACAAAATGAATCAAACCAAATTCCCCGGTTATACCAAAGATTTAAATCTTCTTTACTACATAATTCCATTTGATTTAAAATGAAATCACCTACTTTTTGTAAAATTTTATTTCTTATTTTTATCATAATATTTTATTTATTAATATCCGTAAGTTAATTGTTTTATTTGTGCTTTTTTAAGTTTAAATTCAACATCTTTAAATGTAAATTTAAAACCATTTTCGATTATACTAAAATTAGTGCATTCGTTATACATATAATATTCATCAAAGTCATCCAAAACGTCTTTATTATCTTCATTTTTAATTGTGCCACCCCAATAAAAATCTAAATTAAAACTACAATTAATATCTAAAGGGTTAAAGTCATTAAAAATACCAGAAGTTGTTTTATTTGTTATTAAATGTCTTGCTGTAAAATCAAATGATATAGCTTCACTTTCTAAATTTAAATAAAAGAATAACTCATTAACATTACTTGAATCATTAAAATTAATTTCTTCTATTATAGCATTTAATACGTCCATATTAACATTACCAAGTATAGTACAAGCTTTTATAGCATTATCGATATGTATTTTATTTATTAATTTATCATTTAATATTAAACCAATTTCATCTAATGATAAATCTTTAAAATCTATTTTATAATAAATTCTAGATGGTCTATTTTTTAAAAAATAATTAACTCGATTATCAGCATTTGAGGTCATTAAAACTAAAATTTTATTACGCCCCCACCCATCTAATAACGGTAATAAAACTTCCTGATGTTCATTATCATAAACTTTCTCAAATTCATCAATAAATAATATAAATTTTTGGCTTATTTCACTAATGAAACCAACAAAATCACCTTCATCATATGCTTTATTCAATATAATTATAGGTAATTTAGCTTCATTACATATTAATTTAGCTGTTAATGATTTACCAGAACCTTTTTTACCATTAAGTAAAACACCTAAGTTTTTATCTCTTTCATAATACCTTTTTAATACTTTATCACAAATTATTTGGCAATTACCATATATTTTAGTAGGCATTTCAAATGTACTAATATCATTCATCATAAGAGAAAATTGTTTAGTTAATGGATTTTGTATTACAGTATATATACCTAATGGTAACCCTTTAATAAACTCAGCATCTGCTGAATGTAAACTATAATTTGTACCTTGTCTTAAAATCTTCATACATTTGTTTTTAAAATTAATAAAAGTGATGGTAATGGGATTCGAACCAACATACGTCATGACCTTCCGATTAAATGTCGGGTGCTCTAACCAGACTGAGCTATACCATCATAAGTTTTTTAGTTGGTCAGGGCCAACATAGAACCGTATTTACCAAACTAAAAGCCCCACATGTGTCGGATGTGAACCGGTGGTTTATATTCTTGATTATCGAGCATTTAAAACAACCTAAAACTTTCGCTACGTGTGGTGATAATAGGATTTGAACCTATGCCATTATAAAGTTAATAGAAATCTCAATTAACCATTCAATTTCATCTTTATAACCTAACCTAACTATCGTTAGTGCTCTCACCGGACTGAGCTATACCATCATTTTTGCCCTTAAGTTGAACACATGAGAGTTCAGTTATTGCCTTGGGACTTTTGGCTATTTAATACTAAATAAATACCCTCATGGACTTAACTACATTACCACTACTCTCTTTATCTCCTACTTATTTTTAGCTCTTTACCTTTGTAGTAGACTCAAGCCTTATTAAAGTGTACGTTCAACGAACAACCTGTGATACTAGATGGACTCGAACCAACAACCCCTTGACCTACTTTACACATCATGTATTTCGTTGCAAGTCCTCTACCAATTAAGAGATATAGTACCAAATTAATTTTTTATCTATTCAATATTCCATAATGTCTAAAGTGGTGATGGGTGGAATTGAACCACCGACACATGGATTTTCAGTCCATTGCTCTACCCCTGAGCTACATCACCATATTTACCTCGGTTACAAACCGAGGGTTTTTTCCACGACCAATTATATTATTAATTAACCTTAGAATTTTATTACATCCAGTAGAAATGATTGGATTCGAACCAATGACCTTCTCACTTATGAGGTGAGTCGTTCTGATTAATATTTCTGACTTCCCTAGAAGTGTTTTACTCTATTAACCCCAAGTTGTGAATCCCATCCCTATTTTACTAGAGCCAACTTAGCCACTCAACGTACATTTCTAGTGGCGATTTACTGAATCGAACAGCAACGGGTATATCTACCAAAGGATTCATGAGGTCCTCGTTTCCACATATCGCCAAATTTAACAATCTCTTACTTAAAGACAATCCACGAATTCCTAAACTCGCTTCTAAGCCCCTACTACTTCTTAAATTGTTTAATATTAAAAAATTAATAACAATATTGATTTTTTTACGTGCTCTACCAACTGAGCTATATTATCAATTACTTGATAATAGGTGGGTTCGAACCACCGACCACGAGCTTAACAGGCTGATTTTAAATTGCTGAAACAATATTTTATATTAATTTAGTTCTATATTGAGGACTCGAACCCACATGTACTCCACTAATAGTAATATTAGTCAGTATTATAGTACCGTGAGATTTTACCCTCACAGCTTAATTAATTAAATGATAGGACTCGAACCTATACTAGACGGGAAACCGGGTTGGGACCTATTAGGCTGTTCTGATTACCGTGTACATACTATTTTAACCCTCGACCAGCGTGTATTCCAATTCCACCACACTTTAATTAATTGTTTTTTTTTGATTACAGATTCATGACTAGTAGTAGACGAAACTACTGTATGTCTTTACGGCTGCCGTAAAACGTGCTTTCGGGCACAAGAGTCTATCCTTGCTAACCAACCCATTGTTTACTAAACCCATGTGGTAAAACGAATATTTCTATTCTCCCACTGATTATTCAACCACATCGCCACCGGGCACTACATGCTTTTCTTTTACCGTACTAACATGAGTATATCGCTATCATATTTCTATGCTTCGCTACCTTAGAACCATTATTTTTTTATATTGCAGTAATGAATCTTTAAATCATTTTAAGTAATTATTACGAGGTGAAGAAGCATATTCTCTTTGAACTATTACCATTCGAGAACCACACGGGTAGCGTGGTGACCAATATTAAACATCATCAGACATTTATTTATATATAGTCTATTCCTTAATTCTTTCTAAAGCGTGTACCTTAATTACTTATTTCTTTTAATTAATCACCAATGGATACTTCTTCTCGCTGCGGTCTTGTCTAAACAAAACTAGTGGATACTGAAGATATTACACCATGGTATTGATTAATTATATTTTTATTCTGTCAATGAACTTTGTATTTTTAATTACACTGCAAAGATAAATATTATATTTGACATGTGCAAGTAAAATCGTATTTATTTTTATAAAATGTTAAAATTATAATCAGATACTTTTTCAGGTAATGTTAATCTTTTACATTTTTCACCACATCTAAATTTATTCCAAGCCATTACGATATAAGCGTTTACTGATGTTTGGGTTAAATCAAACTCTTTATCCATTTTTTTTCTTATCAATTTATTTCGTAAAATTGCTATTGGTGAATTAGCCTCTAACATTTCACCTGAAGATAATTTATGGATAAATATATCAGCATCTTCTTTATTAATAAGACTAAATAAATAATGAAAACTACTTAAAGTTGTTGCATTACATATAGCATATTTTTTATAATAATGTAAACCAAATGTTATACTACCATCTATATTACCCTCTTCACCTAATAAATCATAATATTCTAATATATCTGCATTTGATAAAGTTCTTATAGTACTTCTATTATGTGAGAATAAATTTTTTCGAAAACCAAATATAGTTTTAATTACTGCAGCTGTTTGACAATAATTCTTAACACCAGCTATTGCTAACATATCAGCACCGTCACGTTTATCACCAGTATCCATTACTTTAAACGACTCATTATCTAAACCACGAATAACCGAAAATTTATAAGTTTTATTAGCTTTTACTAATGCAGTTAATCTATGTCGGCCATCAATTAATTCATTATTTTGATTAAATCTAATTGGTGAACCATCAAATAACCAATTACCTATTTCCATTTCTTTCACCAAAAAATTAACATTAGTTTTTGATAACGGCCTATTATTATAAGTGTCCGCATCTAATATTTCTTTAGCCATTTCTGGTGTTATATCTATTTCTTCATAAATACGCTTTTGGTCATTACTACCTTCTAAAATTTCATTTACTATCATATTACATTATTTAATTATTTAATAATGCAAAGATAAAAAAAGAATTTGATATATTCAAGTTTTTTACTAAAAATTAAAATAATTTTTAAATAAAATAAAAAGCATTACTGTTGTAGCTAATGTTTCCAAAGCATTAACCCATTTCCAAAATAAACCCATATCAGTATTAAATGCTGACCGTACTCCTATTATTAATCTAATATTTAGGTAAATTAAATTAATAACACCTAGAAAAATTAAAACATTTATTATCATCTTATAAAATTTAAATTAATACTATGCAAATATAAATAAAATAATTAACATTACCAAATAATTTAAGAATTATTTCATAACACCTAAAAATTCCTTAGTTTTATTGAACCCTATTAAATTTGCTATATTTTTAAGGATACCAGTTCTACTGGCTACATTATGTGATTGATACTGACTTATTAAATTAACTATATCAGCTTCCTTATCTCTATTTAAAGCCATTTTATAATCTACTATATCACCAAGACTCATAAATAATGACCATTTATAAATGTTGAATCTATTAATATTGAACTAGTTGGTCTAACTTTAACTGTGGCATAATCACCACCAGCCTTCGAAGGGTCCCAAATATTAAAAGCTTCTATTATATTTGTTGGCCTGTATGGTACACCACTTTGATATTCTTTGGTTAATCCAGCATATTCCCAATACTTTTGTTCTGGTATTACAATGTCTAAATCACCAATAGTAGAGTTTAAATTGAAGAATTCTCTTAATTTAGGGTATAAATATAATCTAGCTGAACCAGCTATAAAATAATTACGTTGTTTAGGGTCAATACCAAATTTATTGAATACTAATTCATCCGCTTGTTGTAATAACGAATTTAAATTTACATCACCAGATACTTCCTCTTCTAACGTGTTTAAAAAATCTTTTATTATTATATCTTTATTATATCTTTAGTGTATAACTCAAATAATCTCATATTTCCTAATTTTATCTACTTTATCTTTATTATAAATATTATCAAAAGTTAATATCTTAAAAGATAACAAAATAAAAAATGGGTGTGGACCTTTTAAAAATAAAAAATTATATGCTGACCATTTAGCTTTTAAATAATATTTTTCTTGTAACATATCAGGTAATAAATCTTCATTCTCATCAACATACTTCCAGTCATAGGTCATACATACATTATTAACCCTTTTCATGAAGAAGTAGAATTCGAATATTCTTACTAATATTATTATAACTAAAATTATCATATCTATAAATATTTAATACAAATATACAAATAATATTTTAATAAACAAAATAAATACCATAAAAAAGCTCATTAGAGCTCATATTAAATCTTTTATGAGCTCTAATAGGTGAGAAAATGAGCTTAATTTGTGTGGAAGTCATGGGTATCGAACCCACCTCACTCTGATTGCAAATCAAAATCGCCTTGCCTTGGTTCATGCACCCCCAGTTACAGGTTAGTTATTTTTTGACGGATTTGAACCGTCTAGCATTTGAGTTTGAATCAATTGTTTTAACCATTTAGTTTTTGCTGAAACTAACCTTTAGTTTAATTATTATTTTGTATACATATATGTTTACTTATTTACATTTTTGTAAACATATGTGATGACTTTGTGGAGCCAATGGGACTTGAACCCACAACCTCTTCCGTGCAAGGGAAGTATTCTAGCCAATTGAAATATGACCCCATTATTTATTTTCTACCTTTTACCCAACCTTCGTTTTCCCAATTAGGTAAATCGTCTTTTTTAATTTTTTTATTGTTATTATCTTTAGTAATCCAACAAGTACCATATTGTGAATTAGTTTCACCAACACCAGTACCACTTTTAATTTTAGACATTTTAACTTTAGTTTCATTTGAATGGATTTTACCTGTCCAATCAGGTATTACTATTTTACCATCTTTATGCGTGTTTTTAGCTAAATTAGAAACCCTAAGACGATGTATTTCTCGATAATCACTATCGTTCTTTAATCTATTACCGTGTGCCTCACCACCTTTTTTACATTGATTCGCTTTATTATTTAAACCATTTTCATTTATAATGTAAAAACTACCACTACCACCGACAACTAAATTCATACATTCTTTCTTAGCTATTTCACTTAATGTAACTACTTCTTCCTCACGTTTCTTTAATTCATCTCTACTTTCACAGAATTCTAATATTTCTCTATTAAAATTAGTTTTACCATGTTTCTTAATTGCTCTACTTAATCTAGTTCCACTACCTAGATAACCATCTTCTAGGTTATTGGTACTATGCATTCCTATATAATATCTACCACTTAATAGGTTAGTAGTTTTATAGATAAAATGATATTGTTTTTCTTTTCTCGCCATAATATTCGTACTTTATTATATAAATATCATGTCATATTCAAAAAGTACAAAAACATGACATTTGTGCGGCTTATCCGGGACTCGAACCCGGTTCTCCAGCGTGACAAGCTGGAAGGATAACCCATACCCTAATAAGCCAAGTGCGGACTAGAGGGAATTCGAATCCCTGTTTTAGAGGAGTGACAGTCCAATTCTCACACGCCAGTTGAGCACCCTAGTCCATTATTTAATATTTTTACCACCATGTGTATCCAATGTTGCATTACAATTCGGACATACAATACGTAAATTTTCTATTCTATTATCATCATTAATACCATTTATATGGTCTAATATTAATGACATATGTTTACCATCCCATTCTTCACCTTGACCACATAATTCACATTTACGTTCTTTTAAACCTTCTTTATATAATCTTTCTTTAAGGTTGGTAGTATAAATATATGTAGAATTTTCAACTAATATTTCACTTAAATTTTTTTTAGCTGACGGTGTTTTCATACCATTCCTAAAATGAGAAATATCACATTTATATATTTTTATATATTTTTTAATTGTTTGTCTATTACCCATTGTTGTAGATAGTTTTAAATTTCTACAAACATCTACATAATTAATAGAGTTTTTAATAATTTCAGTGAAATATAATTCTTCATATCTTTTATTAGGTAATCGTTTAATACCAAGTTTATCTATTTTTTGTTTAACATTTTTAATGTTTCTACCAGATAATAGTTCAAAGCAGTATTTACAACCATATTCTGGGTAATTGTTATATAAAATATCAATCTCATCCTTAGTCCATAATTTTCCAACCATATATATTTATTTTTTAATTATTTGTGCCTAGAGTTGGAATTGAACCAACGACACCCGGCTCTTCAAACCGGTGCTCTACCCCTGAGCTACCTAGGCTTTTTAAGGTTTTACCCTTATATTTTAATTAATTTATAAGGTTATAAGCTTATAAACATACTTTATAAGCCTTTAAGCTTATATTTTGTGGAACCAATCGGAGTTGACCCGATGTCTAACTAATGATTTCTTATATACTCTAATAACTTTTCATCATTATGTTTATTATGTTCCTCACTATGACAATTACCACATAATAATATACACTTATCTAATTCATTTTTTAACACATCCCAACTTTTATTAGATGAACTAGAAATTGTGAATTCTTTTTCATTTTGTGATAAATGATGAAATTGTAGTCCTGATAAAGATTTATTATACCCACATATTTGACAACAACCACCTTTATAGTCAATTGCTCTTACTTTAAATTTATATCTTCTCACCCTAATAGCACATGCACCACACGTTGACCGGTTTTTAAAATTATTTTCAATTTCATGCCCACAAATAACACAATTATAATTTTTTACTTTTTCATTAGACTTAGTTAAACCTAATTTTTTTAATAATCTACCAACTGTTGTATCGTGACAATTTAAAATTGCACCTATTTTAACATTAGATAAACCACTTTCATACAGCCTTATTAACTCTTTTTCATCAACACCCATATTTTTATATTTAATAATTTAATTATATTTTGTACTCTCGATGAGATTTGAACTCACACATCTTTCGATACCGGGTTTTGAATCCAGCTTGTCTACCGTTCCAGCACGAGAGCTTAATAAACCTATTTTTGCATGATAAACCAACCTAGTTTATTGTGCATAATAACATCGTTTTTACATAATATCATAATACATGTTATTATGCACGATTTATGTTATTGTATAATATTTATTTTTCTACCTTTACACCACCCATTAGATTCATATTCAACTAATAATTCTACCTTAATCTTTTTATTACTATCTTCTTTGGTAATCCAACAAGTACCATAAGATGGGTTTTTATCACCATCATATTTACCTTTCATAGAATTAGATAAATTACTTTTAGTTTCATTAGTATGTTTTTTATTTTTAAAGTTAGCGTGATTAAAATTAATCCGTTTATGACTATCACTTATTTTTTTACAATATTCTTTATACCAATCTTCATCATTTTCTCTCAACCATTTTATAATTTTATGTGATGCTTCATAATTAACCGTTTCAAAAAATTTTTTTCTATGTTCCTCACTACTAAAACCACCACCACCACCAACTTGTAAATTCATACATTCTTTCTTAGCTATTTCACTTAATGTAACTATTTCAGATTCACGTTTCTTTAATTCTTCTCGTGAAGAACAGAATTCTAATATCACCCTACTAAAGTTCTCTTTACCGTGTTTCTTAATTGCTCTACTAATTAAATAACCACTACCTAGATAACCATCTTCTAAGTTATCTGTGCTATGCATTCCTATATAATATCTACCACTTAATAAATTAGTAGTCTTATAGATGAAATGATATAATTTTTGTTTTCTTGCCATGATATTTGTACTTTATTATAAATATCTAGTATTTACCAAAAAGTACAAAAACATGACATCGGGTGACCAAGGTGAGAGTCGAACTCACACGTCCTTTCAGACAGTAGCTTCTTAGACTACCGGGTCTGCCATTCCCCCACTCGGCCAATAAAAGCGGTCCGGAAGGGACTCGAACCCTCAACCATCTCGCAGACAACGAGTTATACCACCATTGTACTACCGGACCATTAATAAAAGTTTCTTATATCATCACATTGGCCAGATGTGACCTTCCTATCAATATATGTTTGTCGACCAACATAAATAATAAGTGATTTATCTCCCTCACTCACGGAGGGCCTTACATCATAAAGATTCTTTTCTGTGACCTCAATGGGAGTCGAACCCATACGCTCTTAGAGCATTGCCTTTTAAGGACAACGTGTCTACCAATTCCACCATGAGGCCATTTGCAGTATAGGTAGGATTTGAACCTACAACCATAGGAAGGCCGTTCCCGTGCTCACCCATCTTCTCGCTTCTATACTAACACCTAAATCTTATTACGTAATTATATAAATAGGTGTGGTGATTACCTTCAAAGTAACCATTTGTCCCCCAAGAGAGATTCGAACTCTCACGCATTTTCAGCCACGGCTTCTAAGACCGCTGTGTCTACCGTTCCACCATCGGGGGATATTACCAATATTTCAATGAACTAAATCCAGTACGACCTGTAGGATTCGAACCTACGTTATACTATTCGCCTCTACTGTGTAAAAGTAGTGCTCTTACCAACTGAGCTAAGGTCGCATTTTTGAGTACCCGGTCAGATTTGAACTGACGATGAAGCTTTCGCTTTGGTGGTTTTGCAGACCACCCCCTTCGACCACTCGGAGCACAGATACATTTTTATTTCAATTTTTAAACTTTAACTCTTTAAAGTATATGCAAAAAAAAAGTCCAATTCTTTTGTAGAACCGGACTTAGTTTTTTATGTTTTTAAAAATTTGTTTTACCAAATTATTTATATAACTTATTAACGTAGTCCGACCTCTTTAACGCATCAAATGCATCAAATAAGACTGCTGTACAATCTAGAAGGGCTAATATGTTAAAAGTTGTTATCATTTTTATATTTTTTGTTTTATTACTACTTGTTTGTTTATAAATATACTGCAAATATACGAAAAGTTTCAATACGAGTCAAGTATTTTCGCATTTATTTTTAAATTATTTTACATTTATTTTTTAAAATGTTGATTACTAATACGTTAATTTACTCTAATAACCTTATAAAAAATATTATTACTACCGTATGGAATACAGTTTACTGATTTACCAACTTCAAGATTTGACATTTCCACTATTTTTTTATCTCTAGTATACGACAGAACTCTTTTTTCATCTAATATATTTATGATATTATCTAATGTTTGATTTTCAGCTAATGTTTTATGATTTGGTTTTGGTTCTTTATTATTAATAGGATTAAATATCGGATTACCCATATTACTACCCATTGATGTATCTATTAATATTAAATTATATAATTTATTACCATCTATATCTTCTTTAACTATACTTCTATTAGAATTTTGTCTTTGTTCGGTTAACAGATTAACCTTTTTAATATTTTTTATTTTATCCGATTTTCTCATAATATAAATGTTTATTATAAATATTTGACTTTTAATAAAAATTAGGTATATTATATGTATGGGGTATGTTTATTTATTACATAATTGGGATTCAGAATGTGACTTATATAAGATAGGTGTAAGTAAACATGAAGATATAATTAAAAAACGTATTAATGGTTTGCAGACCGGTAACCCACATGAGATATTATTAGTTAATAAATATGAATGTGAAAATTACTATAGAGTTGAAACCATGTTACATAATTATTATTTTGGTAATCATAAACGTGGTGAATGGTTTACGTTAGAATTTGAACAAGTGAAAGAGTTTACGGATAAATGTAAATACTTTGACGATATGATTATATTATTGAAGAAAGAAAACCCATTTTATAAATAGTTACATAACAATAAAACAAGCAATATAACTTAATGTAGCTAATATTATAAATAATATAAACCCAGATTTACAAGTATAATACAAACAACCATATTTTGAATTTTTCAACCAAAAATTGTAATTCCAGATAGTATCTTCTTTTTTATATGCTGTTTTTAATCCTAATTTAAGTATAATGATAACTACCAACCAAACACCGAAAAAGCTGTATATTTTAATACCCATTTCTATTTTTTCATTCATAATAAAATCATTTATATTAAATAAGTTTTACTTTTTTGTAATTACAATTCTATGAACTTCTTCTATCCCATCACGTTCTAACTCACGCTTAACTTCTATATCAAACAGTTCTTCAATAGTTTTTACCTTTTTATAAATTTCGGGGCACATATATTTCTTTCCTAAAGAATAACCGTGTGTCCAAACCCAATTAAATCTATCTTCAAGATACCATTGGTACCACTTATTTATATTACTTAACTTGTATACCTTGAGTTCGTAACAATTACTTATTTGATTATCTATTATTTCTATTTTATATTTATCCATTATGATTTAAGTTTTAAAACATCATTAATATAATTATCTACAATCACCCCAATACCAATGACCTTTACTAACCCAAGTTACGGTTCCATCATAATAAGGATATTTCATACCATTATTAGAAACACTTATTTTTAATTTAGTATTTTCTTTTTCTAATTTATTAATCCTTTCTTCGAGTTTTTTTAAATCGTCCATAACTTATAGTTTATTATTTAACATTTCTTCAAAATCATTATAAATAATCTGTTTTGGTGCACCTAATATATATTCTTCGAATGTATCATAAGTTAAGGCGTATTTATAAGTTATTTGTTCTTTAAAATCATTTAATGAATCACCAAGTTCTTTGCCTTGTAAACCAAATCTTCTCATAACTTCCCCACCATTGAATTTAGATTTAATATAAAGCCCTTTACAATATTCATATTCTAATCGTCTAATATTCTCTATTAGGTTAGCTTCCGGAAATGCTTTATCAATAACGTCAACATAATTTTCAACAGTATCAAATGTATATTCTTTTTTAGGTTGTTTATCCATCCATTCTAGGAATGACATATATGATTTGCGTTTAGCATTTCTGTCTCGGTTAATTTTATTAAGTTGACTTAATTGAAAGTTATCTTGATTGAAAAACTTTGATTGGTAGATAAATTCAAATATTTCTTCTAAACTATCAAAACCTTTTTCCCATTTAGAGAAATCTAAATCAAAAAAATTATAGATTCTATCATAATCTTTAGATATTGAGATTGAACCTATGTATGACCCCTTAAATTTATGTTTATACCATAAACCTTCTTGACCATATTTAAGTCCAAATGATTGTGCTAATCTGCCAATAAAATTACCTAAATCATTATATGAAAGATACATTTGGTTTGTGTAGAAATCGTCTGGTGATGTTTTAATAAAATCAACTTGTATTTCTTTATAATCGAATGACCAACAATTTCCGTTATGAAATATTTCATTAGGTGAAAATAATTTAGTTATTAAATCACCAATATTTGTGTTTGAATCTTTGTCTACACAACAAATAAGGTCAATATCACCAAAAGAATCCTTACTTTTGAAGAATAATGGTATTGCAGTGTCCATTACATGACCAACTAATTTACTACGAATTTCACTAGAAAATAAATCAAATTCTTCTCTAGTACAACGTCTCGTATGCGTATTTTTTAATGCTAATCCTCCTAACATGATATTTCAATTTTTTATTTATTATTTTCCAATATATCTAAACCAGATAATAGAATATCCAATTTAGCACCACAGTCAAAATCAACGGCTACAAACCTATCTTGACTACCCCATATTGACAATTTAGTGTGAGGTATTGTCTTACCTTCTTGACCAACAGTTAATCTACTGTCATATTTAGTTAAATCACACGTTAATTTAACTCTTCTTGAATTACCATATTCCATGTTATATTATTTTTTATTTATTATAACGCAAAGATAAAACAAAAAAACGAGACTTACAAATAAATCTCGTTTTAATTTTATTTTTTTAATATTTCCCTAGTATATGGATTAAAATGTTCTGTTACATGACAAGGTAAAATATCGTCTTTAGTTAATGGATGTCCCAACCTATCTTCAATACAATTCATACATAACATCCCTTCACCGACACCATATTTAGCCCATAAATCATGTTGTAACATATAAAAATCACGGTCATCAATAAAACAATCAGTACCACAATCACAACAAATCCATTTACTTACCGGTGTAAGACGATTAGTTTTAGTGTATAACGGTTTACCATTCTTTATCGTTCTAAGAGTTTTTTTAAACATTATTGGTTCCATATTTAAACCAATTCAACTTTATTTAATGAAAAACTGCTATTATGTAATTCCATTTTATCTAATGAAAGGAATTTAGACATGATTTCAGGCTCATATAAGCTAACCTTAATATTATGCTTACCTTCTAATAGATAAGGGTAGAAATTAGCTCCAAACGCTAATTTTGATTGGTCTTCCGGTAGTTTTGATACTAAATATTCCCAATCAATAGTTTTGTTAGCACCTTCTGCTCTACCTTGGTTACCATGTGGTAATAATACGAAATAATCTACTTTATCTTCCCACGTATCGTATATCTCAATAAATGTATCAATTGATTTTCTATCTGAGATTATATTATGGAAATTTAATTTGATACCGGCATTGTAAAAGAAATCCGCTGCATCACCCCAAGAGTCATTTAAATGTGGGTGACAACTTACTGCTACACCACCACAAAATTCTTGTGTTGCACTTAAAATTTTCTTAATTCTTGGTAATGCATCACTGATTGTCTCATTTGGTAAAGTTTGTGAGAACATACCATTTGTTGTATAATTAGGTACAATACCTAAATCATGGAATGCTTTTAATATGTTATACCAATCAGGGTGTTCAAACAACTCACCAGAGCCGGGTATTGCAACTTGAAATGGTCTTTGATTTTCAGTCATTTGACCAAAATAATTAGTTATTCTTTGTGCAGCATCTTCAACACATTTACCATTAACATTACCTTTTAAATAACACCATGGGCAGTTAGCACGACATAAACCATTCATTGTTTCAAATATATCCACATCGTAAAATTCAGGATATTTTAGTTCAGTAATAGGTTTTGTTGGGTCTAACGCAATTCTTAACGTTTTGTGATTATGGTATATACCCTTATAATTTGATTCAGGAAATACTCTAGTTTTAATATTCATATTATTTTTTTATTGATTAAACATTTAATTATAACGCAAAGATAAAACAAAAAAACGAGACTACCAAATATAATCTCGTTTTTTTATTAATTAGTTACTACCTTCTTCTGAGTGAAATAAACTATTTAAATTACTTAATAGTTCTGCAGCTATTTTAGTGTTTTCATTATCTAGTTTACTAGTAACCTTAATTTCCGTTGTACACTCATGACCACCATAATTACTACCGTAACCATAAGCCCACCATTCAGGTTTTGGGTATTCACCGGATTGTATTTTATCAAAAAGTTCTTGTATCTTTTCGTTATAATCATTATCTCGATAAGATATTTCACGGCCAAGATATTCACTCAAAATACCTTCATCTCCCAATTTTTCCGTTCTTTGTTCATCTAATTGTTCCGATGTAATTTCGAATGTAAATAAATCATCGGCTGTTAATTCTGACCCACCAATTTTTAAGATACTATTGATAATACCTTTAACCGTTTCTATACCACCTTCAGAAACTTGTGTGTAAATAGTTGTTGAACTATTAGTTATAACGTCAACTTCACTGTGTAATGTAATTTTTAAACTTTCCATTTTTTATATTTAATTTAATTTATTATGAATCATATTGTGCGTCATGGTTAAATAAATCATTTAATCCGTTTAGAATTCTACTTGCTACAATAGCATGTTCATTATCTGATATACAAGTAACAACCAAATCTACATCTGTGTAGCCGTAATCACTTTCATCGTCACCACCCACTAAACTGAATGTAAATAAATCATCAGCTGTTAATTCTGAACCACCAATTTTTAATAAGGCATTAACCATATCTTTCACTGATGATATAGTACCCTCGTCAGCTTGTGTATAAATAGTCGTTGAACTATTGGTTATAACATCCACTACACTATGGATTTTAATTTTTAATGTTTTCATTCTTTTTTAATTATATTATGTTATTAATTATCTGTTTTATAATTGAATATATCAGACACTGCATTACATGTGTTTTCCATTGACCAATCTATCATAAGAATAACTCTATCATCATCATCCTCTGGTCCGTAAACTTCAACACACCCACCATTACCGGAAGAGTTACCTTCTTCTCTATCCATTTGTATAAATGGTTCTAAGATTTCTAATATTTCTTTTTCTGTTTTACCATCATCAACAACATAAATCATTTCTGAACTATTTGTTATCACAGATGATACACTATGTATATTTAATACAAATTTTCTTTTTTCCATAACTATTATTTTTTAACCCATATGTATTCTATGTGAATTTTTTTCAAAAAGACTTTCGATAGCATCAAATAGTTCGTAAGGTATACTATTATCACCAGTACCGATAATAACAACCATACCTAAAACACCTTCTTTGATTACATCAAAGTTTCTACGAACCCATTCTTTATCGGCTTTGTCGTATAAATCCCAATCTTTAAAGTCATTATATTCCGGTTATTCTGAATCAGTATTAATCCAATAAGGTAAATCCCAACCAGTTAAAGTATCAACCCACTCATCTATATTAGTTTCATTTATAACTTCAACTTTACAAATAGATTCTAATGAATCAATTGATGTGTTATTACTTTTATTATAAACTTCTAAATAATTTAATAAAAGTTCCTCAATAAATGAGATATTTTTATCTGTATTTCCAACAAATAATTCAGTTGAAGAATTAGTTATAACATCAACAAATGAATGCGGTTTTATTAATACAATTTTTTTCATTTTTTATAATTTAAATTCAGTTAACATTGAATCAGCTCGGCTAAATATAACTAATTTATCCCACATAGTCAATGCTTTCATAGCATCAACCTTTGATTTATTCATATCATCTAATTGTTTCATACGCATATGGTTTGAAACAATAATTTCAACATTATCAACATTAGCACCAACACTTTTAATAAATTCAGCATCTTTAATAACCCATTTAGCACCAATATGTTCATGACCAAAGGCCCTAAATTTACCTTCTTTCTCTAATGTCTTTTCAGCAGCCAATAATTTACCAATATCATGGTATAATCCAGCCATAATCAAATCAATATCACCAGTTGTAATTAATCTATTAACTACAATTTTAATATGTTCAAAAACGTTAGCTTCTGGATGCCATTTACTTTCTTCCTCATAAGTTTTAAGACGTTCTAATTCATCTTTAACATGTTGAGGTGCTAAAGCTACTAATTCTTCAAATATTTTAAATTCTTTTTCCATTTTGCAAAGATATAAAATTTTTATTTAATAAACCAATTTAAATTAAAGTATTTTACGAATAATTAATAATTCCTCAACTTTAACCCAATCAACATATGTATGACGGCCATCACTTGTAAGTGGAATACCTAACCCAATATCATCAATTATTAACTGACCATATGCTTTAGGGCTAGTTGTCCATGTTCTTTGTTCTGGATTTGTATTTATACCAAATAATGGTATATTATTACTTTTAAACCAATTAACAGCATCAGTTAAATAGTTACACGTTTCTTCGATAATTTCTTTACCATTAGTTTTTTTAATAATAACATCACTACGCATTGTAAATAATATTAATCTATGACCTTTGTCAACTAATTTTCTCAAAACAGGTTGAGCACCTATATCACTACCAACTATTGGGAATTCATGTCTCACACAAGTCCCGTCAAAATCTACAAGTATCGTAATACTTACATTGTTTTTCTTTTCCATATAAATTTTTTATGTGTTTTACGTTTATTTAAACAACATTGTACAATATGTGATGGGTTAAAACCACATAATGAAGCTTCGGTAGCACTTTTCCATTCTTTAACAAATACCTCATCTAATGTATATTGAATTACTACCTTACTGATTTTATTAATTAAATTTTCAATTTGTTCTTTATTTTTTTTACACCCCTTATTTGGATTTGTATAACCATTTTCATACAATTTTTTATGTGTTTCACTCATTTTAGTCTTACTTTCAATACTAAAATTTTTAGTTTTAGTCCAATGATTTTCACCTGATTGTGATTCACCCTTTATTTTATTTCTCCATTCTGGATGTTTCAAACCTAAATTAGCCTGTCTTATTCTTTCTTTGGTTTCATCGCTACGTTTAGTACCTAATGATGAATTTGCTATCTTACATATATTAAAATACGGGTTTAATTTATCTATATAATATTGTTCTCTAGTAATTAAATTATTTAAATCCCCAACCTCTTCTAAAACATAAAATATAAAAATGTCCTTACCATATTTATCATAAGACTTTTGTAATTTTATATTACCATGGTTTTTACGTTCCAATTCGTAAAAATGGGTACGTTTACGTTTTTCAATATTATTAGATGAACCAATATATTTTTTATTATTTAGTAAATTTTCTATACAATAAATACCACTTAACATTTCTTTATTTGATTAATATAACGTTATATTAATAAATATTTTTACCCATCAAAATCTATTAATATATCCATTATTCTGTTATTAACCCTTTTTTTATTAATCTATGTATGTATTTACTATGTTCCATATTTTTCTCATTTGCATACCCAATAGTTAAATGTAACCCCCAATGTGGTCTACCAAGTCCTAATTCAGCTCTAATAGCATGTAATTCATCTCTATTTTCTTCTGGTATATTTAACCACCAATGACCTGAACTATATTTATCGTCAGAATCAGTTCTTGGTGATACATATAATATTATATCAATTTCTTTACCATCCCATTTAGATTTAACCTCATTCCAATTATCACTCATATCAGATGTTTTATCGTTGATGAAAGTAACGTGGGCATTTCTTAATGGTTTATTTAATACTAAACCATAACGTTTTTCAATAAACCAACCATAGTAATATGTTATATCACCATCAATTTGAATCATAGCAGTTCTTTTCCAAGTGGATTGTGATTTATGTTTATTAGTCACATCCACCGGGTCAAATACTATCTTACCTCTTTGTTTTATTATATTTGCTTCCATTATCTAGTAATTCAGTAATAATTTCATGTATTATTTCATCATATTGTCTTTTTGACATATAAACTATAAATTTATTTTTATTTTTCATATTATCTAAGTCTATTCATTAATCCAGCTAAAATATTTTGTCTTCTACGAGTATCCGCATCATCTTGGTCTTCTTCTCCTTCATCTTCTTCCACCTCACCATACCAACCATCATCATATCCAAGACCATCGTCATCGTAACATTCGAGTGGGTTTGGGTTTAGTTTAACTTTAGTTTCGAACCAATCATCTTCAAGTTTATGACACTTACTAAACCATTGTCTAATAACATATTTTGATAATTGCTCATTATAACCAAAAACAGTCATAATATCTTCAAGCATTTTATAACCGATTAATTCGTGTAATGGTTTGGTCCAATGCCTTGAAAGATATCTAAATTCTAATTTATTCGAGTTCTTCATAATTGCCCATAGCTATAATATCAGTACTTACCATTCTTATACCTACATTTCTTATAATAGGAAATGTAATACTTTCAAACACATTTGGTTCTTTAAACCACTCATCATTTAGTATTTGGTTATAGTTGATTTCAAATAAAGTAGAAATATTGTTAGTACGTCCTCGTAACCCATCTAAAAAACCCGTTGCACTCCATTTTTCGGTTAATTCATCACGTAAATCTTCTTTTGTTGGAACAAAAGATATTTCACTTAAATGTTTCCCCCTTAAACCATTCAATTATAACATGTTTAGCTATCTTATCATCATAGCCAAATACATTTTTGATATCATTTAATATTTTATAACCACTTATCTCATCAAATGGTTTATCCCAATATCTAGATATGTATTTATTAACTAATTTATGTTCGTGTTTCATATTATAATTTTTAATTACTTAATTATACATCGAAATTACTTCTTGGTACACCTGACATGGTAAACACATAATCCCTTAAATTATCTATATTAGTCATAGTATCTAAATAACCAACATCATCCTCAACAGGTAAATCTATAACGTTAAAATTACCATTATGATTCATTTCACCAATCACATAATTATTTCTATCAGGTCCATTTGCAACATCAACACTAATGAACATTTGATTAATAATATTTCTATTTATGTTATTAGATAACTCAATAGCTAACATTGTTGTAAGTTGAGCCTCAACATCAATACCATGGAATGCTTGTAAATCCTGTAGCATTTCTGTTGACCAAACAAACTTATATGTTATTACTTCATCAAACCATTTGTCTTCAATTTCAAATTCAAAAAACCATTCTCTAATGATATCTTTTGCAACATCACAATTAACCCCAAAAACTAATGTTATATCATATAGAATTTCATACCCTTCGATATCAATAAATTCTTTATCCCAATGTTTTGTTAGGTATTTCGATATAATATAAAAATCGTCATTCATACCACAAAGATATATAATGACGATTAATATTTCAAGTATTTTATTAGATTATTTATCTAAGTTCTATCGAACCACGTAATCTACTAGCCATAGCTTCTAACGAATCTTCTGGTACATTGTGAGCATCTTTACCACCATGACGATTTTCAACAACTAGATAAAAAACTGTATAACCATAAAAGTTGGCCATTTCGGCATATGGTTTCATTTCTTTATTAGTTGTGTTTGTATTAGCAATTATAATTCTAGGACTATTAGCTTTCATCAAAAACTCACATTTATTTTGACATGCTTTATGAGCATATCCTTGGTTTTCAGCTTTCCATTTGTATTCACCATCAACCATATGGTAATCATCGGCACAACAGATAACATCACCAGTTGCGGTGAAATGTTTTTTAGCTATTTCTTGTGCAACTGTTGATTTACCGCATCCCGGTACACCTCTTAATATGAATAATACTTTTTCTTCCATTATTTCACTACGTTTAAATATGTATTTGTATAATATTCGCTAATTAAATGTCGACCATTTTTTTCGTAAAATATTAAAATTTTATCTTTAGAATATTGTAAATTTGAAGGATTATAAATGTCTCCAATAATATAAACTGGGTAAGATTCAAACTCAACGCTAATTGGTTCTTTTATACAATCTAACAGTCTATTTTTAGTTTCGTTATCAATTGATATTGATTGAATATCAACTAATACCTTATAATATTCAAACTTATTATGTTTAACATCGAAAAATGTTATAGTATCGGTGCCTTTACTTACAGATAAATTAATTATTTCAGTGCATAAGTAAGTATAAACACTATCATTATTTTCGTATGTTTTTTTTCTATTATATGTTTGAGAATAACAAGAAAATGACAATATTACAATTATTAATATATTAAATACTTTTTTCATATTATTTTGTTTTTTTATTAAAAATTAAATGGTAGGTTTTTAGGCCTACCATTTAAAAATATTATTCAGATACTTTTTTTGGCTTCCATACTAAGTAGATGAAATATAATCCTAATATTCCAATACCCGTTTTAATTAACCATAAATATTGTAAAATAAATGGTTTAGTTTTTAAAGCGTAATATGCACTATCATCATTTACTTGGTCTGCAGCAACTTGTGTATAGTTTTGAGTAATTGCGTAATGTCCAAAGCTAAAAAACATGTTAATAGCTATTAGGGCTACGACTATAACTAAGGTTAGAATTATATTCTTTTTCATACTTATTTTATTGTTGATAAACCTTTAAGACCATACAAATCTAACAACGATACTGAACCACCAGCAGTTGTAAACGAACTTGGTACTGGTAATTTTCCTGTTCTAATACCTTCAGCTAAAGCTTGTTTAATTTCTATATCAGCATCTAAGTTCTTTTGAGCTGCGATAGCTTCTTTAGCTTGCATAAATTTATTAGCTGCTTTAACCTCATTTTCAGCGGTAGTAAATTTCATTTCAGATGCGAATTTCTCATTAATAGATGTTTGGATAGATTTGTCTATATAATTAAATCCACCAGCAGCACCAATATTCATTATTTTGACACCAAATTCAGCAAAATGTTCAGTTGTTTTCTTACGCATAATTTCAAATACTTCTTTACGTTGAGCTTGGCAAGTAGATAAATTTAATACACCAAATTCGGCAGTTAAGATATTTTGAATAAAACCACGTACATCATTATCCATAACAGCTTCTAACGTTCTACCATTATACATATATAAAAACTTTGATGCCCATTCTTCTGGGATGGATGATGTGGCTGTTATACCAATACCAAAACCAATAGATTCTTTAGACTCAACTTCAATATCTTCTTTTTTATTACCGGATGTACCACTACCATTAGCAACAGTCCATTCACGAGTAATTGGTGTTCTATCAACTTTAATTACACGAACTGAAGGAATCCATTGACCTGTTGAACCTATACGACCAGTTTGATGCCATTGAGTTGGTGTCATTGAGTTGGTGTATAAATACGTTTCGCAACAACTTTGTTTTTCTCAAGATAATCTTCAGATTTTAATTTTGTTTGACCATCTTTAGTTCCTTCTTCTAATGGAATTACATAGGCTGTTTCATTTGGAGCCACTTCCACGTAAATTTCCTCTTGATAAGGTTTCATACATGATGTCATTGATACTGCTAGAGCGATAACGCTCAAAATTAATGTTACTTTTTTCATTGTTTTTTAAATTTAAATTAATACTATTTGTTAAAATTGTTTATTATTGAGTCGCAAAGATAAATATAATTTTTGATATACGCAAATTTTTTCGTATATATTTTTAAAAAATTATTTAAATCTTCTCATATCTTCTTTAAATAACTTGATATTCTTCATGTTAGCTACTAACCAATCATAAATTATTTTTTGTAAATTTTGTGATACTGGGTATCCACCCATATATATAACATCGGCTACTATTTCAAACTCAGTACCTTTTGGGAACTTTAAACCATGAGTTAATTCTGCATCCTGTAATAGGATTAAAATTTTTTGTGTAATCATTTTTAATTTATTTATAATTTATTATTTATTTCTTTACCACAAAGATGAATTACCATCGATGATTCATATTGCATTTTTTTACCTAGTATATAATCAAAACCCTCTCTACGTGATGGTGCCGAGTATATAAACACATCAAAATTGTTATGGTTAATTTTTAGACCGTTTTTAGTCTTTTTTAAACCTTTTTTACAATGTGGTAAATCTATATCTTGGTAAAAATATTCTGTTGGTCTCCAATAACCTTCAGCTTTTAATTGTTTAGCGAAATCTAAATCAACTGGTGATTCAGAACCATTTAATGGTGGTGTTATTAATATACGTTCAACTAATTTAGCACTATCTTGTTTAATAACCCAATGGTTTTCATATACCTTATAATCATTTGATTCAAATATTGATATGTAATAACCATATTCTTCTAATTTAATTATATCATCTTTAGTAAACCAATTGAATAAATCTTCAAGTTTATCAGTCGTTGATAGATAACCAATAATATTTTCATCGTAAGGCATAGGTAATTTAGTATTAAGACAAAATGTAAATTTATCATGTATTAACCCCGTAAAATTACCATTAATATCATACCACAAACCTTGATTTGTTTCAGTATTAGCAACTCTATAAAATCTTTTTGTTTCCATTGTTAAAATCTTGTAACTAATTTATCAATATCTTTATTTAATACGTTTTTAATCATAGCGTGAGCTTGTATAATATCTCTATCAACGCTGGTTTCCTTTTTTTGTGAATCAAGAATTCTAGATACCAAGCGAAGAGTGTCTTCTATATGTTTCGCTTGGTATTCGTAAATTGTTAGTTCTTCCATTATATACCAGCTTGTTCGTTTAACTTATCCATAAACCATTTTCTAGCTTTATTTGAAATATTACCACTAATATCTTTAGGTTCAAATCCATTTTTAACGATAGTATCCAATTCTTCTTTTATTACGTCATTGTACACCCATTTTATATAAGTACCAAGACTTTTAATATCGAATGGTATGTTTTCTTGTCTTAAATAATCTAGTCCTTGCACTAACCTACCTTCTGCGACAATGGTATTAACTAATTCATTAATTGAATTAACTCGTTCAACATCAACTGGTACTTTTTCTTTAGTTGAACTACCTTTATGTTCTTCACCTTTAGCTTTGAATGCAAATCTATAGTTTTCCCATCCGGGTGTAATACAATTAAATACAATACCTTCACCGATACCTTCTATATCAAATGATTTTGATACTGGACATTCTTTTTCAACTTCGCTAACCATAGAACCAATCTTATCCGCAGCTTCTTGTGGGTTATTAAAATCGATTATTATTTCGAACATTTTATAATCTTCAATATTGAAGATACCATTTTCATGTGAACTTAAATTTTTCATAATTTATTTATTTTATTTTTATACAATACCAATTAACATATTTTATTAAATCATTTTTTTCTAATCTACTTCTATTAGACCCAACATTTTGATATATTTTACGACCATTATTACTATAAGATTTTTTTAATGCCCCATAAGGTAACTTATTTTTCTTACAAAACTCGATAAAATTTTCGTTTATTATATTATAAATCAAGTTATCGTTACAATCGTATATATAATATTCAGATTTTAAATTATTATCTCCTTTTGTTATACCTACCAACTCACCAGATAATAATCGTTCATCAAAAATAGATACTCTCATAGTATTACCTAAACAGTCTTTAACTGTGGTAGTATTTTTATATATCGACACTAAATTACTATTTTCATTAAACTCATCTTTAGTAACCCTAATTTTTTCACCATTTAGTGGATTTATAACACTAACTAAACCATTTTTTTCAAACGTCCTTTTTAATTCACCAGTTGTAAGTCTTATATCGTCACTATTCACTTGAAATGTCTCACCATTTTTATCGTATACAGGTACTTTATTTTTACAAACACCAAATAGAGAATCATTGTTATTGAAAACTTCTTTTGGTATTTGACAACCATTTAATGAAACATACCCACTTCTAAATCCACCAAACCCACCAACCTTAAGATTATAAACATCTGCTCGTTTAATAAAATCACTATTAACAAGTTTAGCCTCCATTTCTCTCATTTCAACTTCATTTTCGCATAAATGTAAAATTCTTTTCTCGAAATTTTCAATACCATATTTTTTAATGACCCGTTTTATACGTAAACCAGAACCCATATACCCATCATCTAAATTTTTAGTTTTGTGGTACCCAATGTAAATTTTATTATTTATCTTATTTTTAATTTCGTAAATGGTGTAATACATAATAATAGTTTATTATAAAAATATAACAATATTAGAATAACACAACCACACCATTAAATATTACGATATTTTAGTTTTAACCCAATATGGTGACATATTCTCATCAAATGGAACTACTTTAGCGTTAGAAAATATAAAAACACTTTTATCCATTTTTGATATACCAACCTTTGATTGTATACCTTTACCAACCCACTCACAAAATACTATAATCGTATTAGAATCTAAATCAACATCGTATTCTTTAGCTAATTGTTTTATTAAATCAACCCAAACCATTCTTTTACTATAAACAAAGGTTGCAAATCCAGCGTTATCCTTTTGAGGTGTGATAATATTTTCTCTAGATTGAACATTTAACCCACGTATATTATCATATGACACACCACCATTTGTACCATGTAATTTAACAGTACCACGATAATTTAATATCGGTAATGGTAACGTTTCATCTTGGATTGGGTCACCATTTTCGTCTTTACCAGCATATTGTGCTCTATATTTAACGTTATAAATTGCGTTCCTGAATTGTTCAATGTCTGGGAACTTATGCATTTTAATTTCCATATTTATTTTAGTTTTAATTATTAATATACAAAAATAGGTATTATTTATCAGAAAAACAAATAATACCTATTAAATTTTTATAAAAAATCGAAAAATTATATTTTAACCATAATATAATCACTTTTATTTTCAATAACATCAAACTTTTTAATCTGAGTTATTGAAGTAACCGTTATTTCATCAGGTAAATTACATCTAAGTGACCAATCACCACACCATTCAGCCGAACAATGCACTTTAAGTTTAAATAATTTATCACCAACCATTACAAAATCATCAACACTTACCCCTTCATCTGGTAAGTCATCACCATAAAATCCGTCTTTGTAACCACTTTCTTCTTTAAAATATCTTTCAATCCTTGTTCTAATATCTTCACCGTCAACTAAATTCTCTAAAACTATCTCAACGCATATTTTTGAGTCTTCTTCGTCTTGAATCCTTTTAGCTTCTAATTTTTCTATTTCAAGTTCTTTATTCATTGCTTCAATGAATTCATCAACGTTTACAATTAGACCAATATCACTTAATACTTTTCTAATGATTGATTCTTTGTATTTATTTTCTTTACCCATAATTTATGAATTTAACATCTTTTCAATTTCTTCAAGTTCAAGTTGTCTTTTCATTTCAGGACTAACTAGTTGGTCAAGACGTTTCTCTAAATTAGCCAATTCTGATTGTTTAGATTTAATTTGAAGTTTATCAAATCTAGTCTTTAAGTCACTTTTCCATTCTTCAACTGTATAACCAGCAATTTTGAAATTGTAATTACACCCTAAATCTTTTGATGCTTCAGCAAAAGCTTTATCATCTGATATAATTGAAGCGTAAACTTCAACTATTTTCTCAAGGTCAGTAATAGTATGAAGATTCATATTACCACCACTTTTAAGAGGGAAAGAACAATTTGTTATCCAACTTGGTTTATCAAGTTTTTCTATTTCAGCTTTTTTCACCTGAATTACGTTAAACAATTTTTTTATTGTTTCATCTGCTTTATCTGCCATAATCTATTATTTGTTTATTTATTATTTACTTATTTTAATTAAAATACTCATCTATATTCATTTCAACACCATTACTTAATATAGCGTATAAATCGATAAAAATCAAGTTTTTAAGTTCAGAAAATAAATATATTTTATCATCACTAACTCTAGAATATGAACGATAGTCGTATCTTGATATGTAATTAATTTTATTACCGTCAATATCAACTCTATATCGTTTTTCAACTTTAAAACCTTTAAGTTTTGGCGGATTTTGATGGTTATACCCATTATATTCATATTCTGGGCAAATAGTAACTTGATAATATGTATTATCTTCAACTAAATAAGCGTATGTTGAATTCCAACTTCTCTTACCTATAAGTTTATCTTCATCTAAATTAAATGGTTTAGTTGTATAACCACTCAAAGTTGAGAAATTTTTACTTTTTTGAAATTCTTCTAGAATATCTGAATAATTTTCAGCTACATCAAGTGTTAATCTTTCACCTAAACTAGTAAAACCCTTTTCTGGATAACATTCTTTATCTTCAATATTATAAAAAATGTGAGCTGGATATATATCAATTTTTTTACTATATGGTGAAATTTCAACCCAATTAAATCTACCCAAATACATTACCTCAACCTGTTTTTTTGTTTTATATAAACAACCCGGCAACATATCAGTTTTAGTAATTTTTTTACTTTGTAATTCGGTAAAATTAGTCGAAGTTTTATATTCATTACAACCCACAGGTAATAATATTAATTCTGCCCCACTCCAACCATATACAAATTCACCTTCTAACCCCTTACCTTTAATAGCTGAAGTTTCTTGTAAAATAAAGAGTAAATTAGGTATACTAATTTCAAATTCGAAATTTCTTGGGTCATAAACTCGAACTTTTTCAATCCTAGTATCCCAACCATAACTACGTCTAGCACCACCAACATCTTTATTTAATACAAAACCTTCTGTTGGTACATTTTCAAACGCTTGTGGGGCATATTCTGGTCCACATATTGTATCTTCCCATTCTTCAGTTTGTTCGTTATAAATTCGCTCTTTTTGACCTTCTTTCCATCGCCAACTTTCCCATGAACCTTCTTTACGCAATTTACCCTTGTTATCCCAATAGATAACATAACCTAACTTACCTGTGTAAGTATCGTCTCTCCCTTGTAACCCAACATTTATTTTAGTTGGTATAAATAATTGATTTTCCATATTTAATTTATTTTTATTATATTATTTGCACTCACCTCATGTAAAGTAATGTTCGTATTTCTAGCTATTAAACCTTTGATTCTAGGTTCTATTGGGTGGATACATTTCCCATCAATATATTCTGATTTTACATTAAACCCATTATCTGTTAACGCCTTATCTATTATTTCTTGAATAGTTGTTTTACCCGATGCTGAACGTCCAATGATACGAATTACAATATCATTAGCCTCTAAATTAATACTTTCTGTTCTCATATTATTTTGTTAAACCTTTAGCCATATTTTCAATATCCAAAATTTCTTGATATGAGTCAGCAACCTTTTTATCAGTTCTAAATTTGTTTTTACCAACTCTTGGGTGCATTAGAGAATGTTTACCCTTACTATGTGTGATACCACAAGATTTAGTATCAACAATACTATGTAATAAGGTATCCATATTATCAGTAACATATCTCATAGTTTCTTCATCCATTCCACCGGGGTCTGCAGTTAATAATCCATCACTAGATTGACATTGTAATGATGAAATTACAAATTCATTTTTAGTGCCTTTATTTCCGTAATTAAACCCAATTATTTCCAAATCAACATCCATATCTAATTTCATCTTAATTTGATACGATGGTTTGCTATCAACCCACTTACCATTAACCGATTTTATAATACAACCCTCTAATCCACGGTCTAAACATTCTTGGAAGAATTTTAATGCTTCTTCAAATGAATTTAAATATACCGTTTCAACTATTTTAACCATTGTTAAACCGTATTCTTTAATTAAATCAGCTGCTCTAGATAAACGTTCATTATATGGTGTATCTGATGCCTTATTATAATATTCGTAAGGTGTTATAGTATCCCATACTGTAAAAATAATACGATTTAATGCTTCATCATATGTGCACCCATGTTTCTTTTGGAACTCAACTTTTTTCTTAGCTGTTTCTTCATCAGTTCTTTCATCAATTTTTTTAGCAATATCAATTAATGAACTCATAATACCATTAGCCGTTAAACGATTTGGTTCACCATCAATAGTAAACTCACCATTTAAAACACAATCAGGTAATTTACCTAATTCATCTAAAAATATAGCACCGGTTAATATAGTTGGTTCACCTTGACGTGATTCACAATCAACATCACCACCACGAATAATAGCATTACCGTATTGCCCATCCATTTTAACTTGGCCATAACAAGTCTGACCACCCTTAAATAAATCTTGTACACTTTTAGCTTTATAAGGTTTACAACCCATATAAGGGGTTTCTTCGAATAAATCAGGTATTACTTTATTAATATTACCACCCATTTTTATTTTAAGGTCTTTAGCTATAATTCGCTCAATAACATATGCATCATCGGCTGATAACCCAGATAATATTGTCTGTAAATGATTTGAAGCTGCTTGACCAGTATACACACGAGATGATAAGTCCTCTAACATTACAAATGCATTTTCTAATGTTAAATGTGGTACATCAGTTTTGTATTGTGGTATTTGTTTAATGAAAAACTTAATTCGACCCGAATTAGCTAGATATAAAACTCGTTGTAATGTTTTATTATCTTTATATTTTCTAAGAATTTCCATTTTATTCTTAGTACCACCCTCATTTGAGATTTCTGTTAAAATTGATTTTATATTCATAATTTTACTTCTTTTTGAATTTCTTCTATATATTGTTTAATTTTATCATTAACTTCATCAATGGAATTCATTTTTGAAAACTCATCTAAGAATGCTACTAGTTGAATAGCTGTTAAATTAACAGCGTTATCTATAAAGTCACCGATTTTAAACCCTTGTTCTGGTCTAGCCATTTCATCAAAGGTTTCCCAATGTTTATTTGCTATTTCAGCTAATACATCACTATCATATATTGTTTGAACACCAAACTTAAGTGGTTTTTTATAAAATTTACTTCTATCTGTCATATTTTTATTTATTATTATTTTTCATCCATTCTTGTACGTACCAAAGCTGCCCACATCCACCGCCAATATCATCTTGACCAGCTGGGTCAAATACTCTTACATTATACCCATCTCCCATAAATGTATTTGTTACGTTATTTATGATATCGTGATTACGAAATCCAGCTGTTTTCATCGTTTCATCAGCCGAACATATAACACTAAAAGTAAAATGGAAAACCAATGGGTTAAATAGGTCTTTTAAGCGATTTATTTCACCATCTGATATGTTTGTACCATCTATACAATAATTAAGGTATAC